CTTGGGCGTAAATCTTGCCATCGACACGCAGGTCGGAACCTGTGATAAAGACCCCACTCTTGAAAGCCATCGTAAGACTTTCATCTGGACCCTCAAATAAGGTTGGGTCTCTACCATCGGTGAGAACCATAGCTCCAGAGTCCCCCATAATAGAGTCTACAGCATCGATTTCCTGGGCGTAAATCTTACCATCGACACGCAGGTCGGAACCTGTGATGTAAACCCCACTCTTGAACGCCATCGTAAGACTTTCATCTGGACCCTCAAATAAGGTTGGGTCTCTACCATCGGTGAGAACCATAGCTCCAGAGTTCCCCATAATAGAGTCTACGGCTTCGATTTCATCAGCATAAATTTTACCTTGGACATGTAGGTCGGAGCCAGTAATATAAACCCCACTTTCGAAATTTATAACTAAAGATTTTCCTGGAACATCTACTAGCTCATTTTCGTCAGCAGTTATAAGTAAACTTTTATCTTCCCCTGTTGTTGTTATCCCTCCAGATGGAACTAAGTAGTCTTGAAAAACTTTTCTTCCGCTTACTGTTTGATTAAACCCAGTAATTATTAAAACTTGATGTTCGTCTAATTTTGTACTGTATTGAGAGAAAGGCTTTCCGCTTATGTAAAGCTCTCCCAGAAAATCTTTTCTACCTGTTATTTGTTGATCTCCAGTAGTATAGACTCCACTTTGGACATAAAGAGCGGTTCCCGAAAGATTACCACTAACATTTCCTGAGATAAACGAATCAAAAGTTTTTACTCCGCTAATGATTTGGTTACCTGTTGTATATACGCCGTCTTGTACATACCTTGCTGTTCCCGAAAGATTACCACTAACATTTCCTGAGATAAATGAATCAAAAGTTTTAACCCCACTTATTATTTGATCTCCTGTCGTTAGAACAGAAAACTCTTGAAGGGAGCTAATTTCTTTTTCTACATCAGATATTCCAGATTTTATTAAAACCTCAATAGATTTACCGCTTACAAGTAGGTCTTCTCTGAAATCTTTAACCCCACTTATTGTTTGATTACCAGTGGTATACACACCATCCTGTACATACCTTGCTATCCCCGAAAGATTTCCGCTTACATTAGAGGATATAAAAGAGTTGAATGTTTTATGACCATATATGGTTTGATCTCCAGTAACATAAACCCCGTCTACTACATATCTTGCTGTGCCAGAGAGGTTTCCGCTTACATTACCTATTAAAAACTCGTCAAAAGTTTTTACCCCATATATATCTTGATCCCCAGTAGTGTATACTCCATGGACCACATGCCTAGCTATTCCCGATAAATCACCACTAACATTACCAACAATAAATTGTTCGAATGTTTTTATTCCACTAACATATTGATCCCCAGTCAGATATAGTCCATCTTGCACATATCTAGCTGTACCTTGAAGATCTCCTGTTACATTACCTTCTAACCCGCCTTTAATGAGTGGGGCGTGTATATAATCATGGAAAGTTTTCTCTCCCTCTATTGCTTGATTTCCAGTAGTAAAAACTACATTTTCACGCAACTGAGCATAAACTCTTCCGTAGCTTAATTTATAGTTATTTACATCCTCTCTAGCTATAAGGAAATAGTCACCATCTTGAGGTGGTGTGAACTGCAAACCTGGTAAGTTGTCAAGGTCCGATATTTTTCTATCTATAGCCATTAATTATTATTACACTTTGTTTCTTAAATCTCTCAGTGAATTAATCATATCACCAGCAACTTCTGATAAAATTCCCCCTCCACCACCCTCAACCTCTAAAATTAAGTTAAGTATTTCATTCCCATCTTCCCCTTGAAATGTTCCATCAGTCTTTGGGGTTATGTGTTTAGATATATATACCCCTTTTTCTTTTGTTATATATATTATAAATTCTAAATCTGCTACGAAATAATTACCCCTGTTAGTGTTTAAACTGTATTTTTGTGATAAAATTTGTGCATTTTTAAATAAAAACCCAGATTTATAATTTCTATATTGAGGGTTTTCGCAATCTTGTCTATAATTTGAGAACAAAAAATCAACCCCTTTATCAGAACAAAGTATATTGTCCAATCTTCCTTCCATCTGGCTTCTCACAAATGCTTTAGCTGAGATCCTGCCCTCTACTGGAAATTTTATATCTTTTTTGTGTGAATATTGACCGAAATCATAAAGGGTTTTGGTTGGAATGTCTGCTGAAAAGTTAAAAGACTGGAGCCCACCTTGAACTCCAAATCCTCCTACATCTAAATTAATATCTTCTACCCCATCATTTAATTCAAAATCACTCTGGGTTGTCATATTTAAATCTTCTACATCATAATCTATGAACTCATAACCAGAAACATTTTTAAATTTTTGAAATTTTACATTGTCAGCCTCCCAAGAAACATTTATTTTTATAACTCCAGATGTCAGTATTTCCATACTATATGAAGTTAAAAACGCTCCCGTAAAAACACAGGCTGAAAGTTCATCTTTATTGATGTCTATAAAATCTTGACCACTTTCAGAAGATAAAAAGAAAAAGTCCATTGTTTCAAGACCTGTAAACATGGGCATTTTTTCGTGTATTGCTTCGTCCGCTGTGACAGGCATTCTAAATAATTTTTCGTTATCAACATCAGAAAGGTAATATGAAAAACTAAAGTAAGGCCTTTGGTTGGCTACTACAGGTCTTAGTATTTCGCTATAACCTACCGATTTTATAGTTTCTCTATTTATATTGAAACCAAATTGGAAATCTGTTACTAAGGTTATTGGATTTATAGTTTCGCCAGCGGTCCTTGACTGACCAAATAGTCTCGCCGAATTGTACCTTAGTATGGAATTGTTTACCATATAAATATTTTACACATTAAAATAGCATTTTTTTCATTCTAGTGTATAATATATTTGATGGCTAAAAAAGTTCGTAACATAAAGGCTGGTGCAGGCAGAATTTCTCCTAGGGGTGGAGTGATAGCTAATCAGCTGCCCAGCTGGAATAGTATAGAAGATAAACTGACGGTCAGGGATCTAATTGATAGGCCTACTTATTACCTAAAAAAGATTGCTAAAAAGTTTAATATATCAATAAATGATTACGATCATCTCAAGGACCCCCTTGGCATAGAACATCAAAACAATAAATCTTTCCAAAACACTCAACCGAATGAAGATGAAAAACCTTTTGTTCATCAGGATGTTGTAAGATACCATAACTTATTGAAAGGTGATATATGGGGAGGTATGATCGAGGAATCTAAACAGTACCACAACCAATATTGGGGTAATTTTTATAGAATTTCATATTTAGAGGCTAATGGCAATGAAAAAGTTAGCAGACCAGTTAAGTATTGTTATACATCAGAAGAGATTCAAACCATAATAGATGAAGATTTAGTAAGTGGTTCGAGCGGATATCTGGTTTCCAAGTTAGGTGATATATCAGAGCCTCGATGGGGCCCTTTTCAACTTCAGGCAAAATCGAAGGGAGATAGGGAAAGTAATATTTATATTAGACCAGAATACCAGACAGACCCAAGCTTTATAAGCGGAACTTTAGCAGGATACGATGGTTCTGATGATGACTATGCTCTTTATCATCTAAATTATGTAAAAACTGGAATTGAATCTATAGGTACCGCAGTTTGGGGAAGAGAAGAGAGGTATGATGTTACTGCAGAAATTGGAATTCAATATAAAATTTACGATTTAGCGATAGGAGATACCGTGGATCCAAAAAGAAATCATGTAATAGGACAATATATCAAACAAGATGATCCAGAAGATTACGGATACCTTCTTACTGGTTACTATTGGGAACCTGCAAATCAAATGGTGATTCCAACAAAAGCCTACAAAAACCATGTAAACATGAGCATGGATGTTGAATTTGATAAACCCTTAAATATAAACAATACAGAACAAGAACTACGAGTTCTCAACGCTAAACCTGTTTTTAAAATAACAAGAGCTAAATCCAGATGGATTCAACCATATGGAATAAATAAATATTCTCTTATAGAACAAGGAGTTAAAGATTACAATGCTTTGTATAATTTTCAATACGGGGCTCCTTTTTCATTTTGGGGACACAAATATGATAGATTTAATATTGTTAGTGTATCAGATACAAATCAGTTAAAATCTGTAAGAATCCATCCTGGCCTTAAAGATTCTGTTGAAGGTGTTCGAAGATTTAAATTTATGGATTGCCCAAATCTTGAGTATATGTACTTCGATCCAAGATGCATGCCTTTTCTTACTGAGTTTAGTGTTTCTGGATGTAATCTTGATTTCTTAAATCAAATGGGCCCAATTTCAGATTTATCGTTTTTAAAAAATGGAGTTAGAAATCAGCCCTGGAGAAGACGTTACAAAAATCCCCCAGCTCACAGTAGGTGTCCATATTACAACTTAACTGAACTCGATAGAGATAAAGATGAACTTTTTCCTAAAGGATGTTTCGCTCAATTTATTACAAATAATCAACTTAACAATGTAAACCTTTACGGTAACAGATTTAATAATACTGGTATATATGCTGCCCTTTATACATGTTATTCAAATGGTCAACACAATGGTTATTTTAACGGAAAAAACCAAAGGAATGAAAATCAAGATTGGATTTCTAGGGCAGTATTTTATACAGGAGTGCATAAATACCCAGGGCTTCCAAACATAACTGGAAGATACGACCCCTATCTGATGAAAACATATAGACAGAGTACTTTAAATAAGATTTTTACATTCGAAGAAGGCGAAGGAGAAGACGAGCTTATAATTACCAGTAATGGTAAATACGAAGAAGCTTTGGAAAATTTTGATGGAGACAAGCAGCATAATGCTCTTTCAGAATTTCTTCCCATACATGGAATTACTAATGCCCCCATGTATGATATCAATGCAGCTACTGTTCAATTAGCTGAATATCTTACTAAAGTAAGAGGATGGATAGTTGAATTAGATTATACAGATGAACCTTTTTATTATAAAGATGGAGGTTCTCATAGTCCTAATTGGGCATATTTCTATGCGCATAATCAAAGATATGTTCAAGTTGTAGAAAATCATTTTGGAGATATTTATAATCACATGGAGAGCGCTGGCCCTGAAAAAAAATCAGATGCCTGGAATGTTCATCCCTCGCAAATTTTTGCACACAAAAAACATGAACAGCTTGATCCATCTGAAGCAAGCAGCGATTCGGTTATTAATCAAGTCGCAGAAAAATCAAAAAAAATAGACTGGACCGATTACCCATCATATGTGCCATTAGACCAAGACCCTTTTGATACTGTTTAAAATGAGTGATGAATTTGTAGATATAGACGAAGTTAAGAAAGCTGCAGCAGCTCTTTCAAGAGAAGAATATGTTAATATACAGAATGAGGAATTAAAAAAAATAGATATATATACTGATATATATACTCCCTATTTAAATCTAGATTCGACAGTAACAAAAACAGTAACTAATGAAAATGGAACTACAGCTAATTTTGCCTGTTCTATACCAAGGTTCAATGCATTAAATTTTAAACCAGTTTCAGTATCTTGGACAATAATTTCAGTTCATAGTAATTTCAAAAATTCAGTAAAGTATTCCAGTAATGCTGAAGCAAGCTGGAAAGGTGAGGATGGAGACTTATATACAGATGCAAATTTTCCAATATTAGATGTAAAAAAAATTCAAAATGGAGAAGTGGTTTTCGTGGAAATTCTTTGCGAAATGATGAGCGATAAAGATATTTATGTTTTTAATACTTGCACTCATTCTTTTTACAGAGGAGATCCCATAAACACATCTTTCAGAATCTATTATCCTAAAAATGGAAAGCTTGCAAGCGAGATTATATATGACAATCCAATTGAAGGGCAATTAATAAGCGCTAATGAGGGGAAAAGAATTGGGGCTAGATTAGGTGATACCGTCCAATCTAACAGACAGAATATTAGCGAGTACTTGTCGGAATATGCTGAAAATGTAGAATCGTTATCCAATGTAGATACTTCAGCCAATAGAAAGCAAACAAAAACAATAAACGGGCAAAAGAAAAAAGTTCAAACTGAAGTTTGGTCTTTTGTTAAAGAAGAGAATGTTTTTTATGCTCATGGAAGATCTTTAGATATGAAATCAATATCATCTCTTTTATATCAAAATCCAGCCAACTTTTTCTATAAAAATTCAGAACTGAAACCAAATAAAGGCCTGTTATCCAAGGCTATGAAAAATAGGTTAGCCCAACATCCAGGATATAACTCTTTTTTAATTCCGTTGCCCAACCCGTATTTACCTACAAAAACTCAGAGGTTTTATTTCCCAGGTAGAAGTGGTCACACTGCTTCAAATACAGGAGGTAATTGTGGTAATACATGTTCTAATGATGGAAGTCAAGGTCCAACATATGAAGGGCAAACTCAATTAGCTAATAATTCTCAAACCCCTACATCCCAATCCTTTTGTGGAAACAACGATTGTTGTTAATAAATTTTATTTTGCAACAACATACAAAGTATAGTTATCTAAAGCTATCTTTGATCTTCCATCTCCGACCTGATTATCATCTACTGCTCTTTTTTCAAATTCAGTTCTTGGGTCATCATTAAATTCTGTCCCTGCTTGATGTAAAGATACTTCAAATGTAGTTCCAGCAGATATTGATTCGTTACTTTCGTATATTGTCATATTATGATCTATCCAATCATTATTAGCAAATCCTACGTCTTCATTAGAGTATCCAAATAAATCTCCAACATAACCATATTGAGCTAAAACAGATGGCCTTTTTAATATTTTTTCATATTTAGCATCCATAAGTGCATGAATTGGTTTGGCTCTATCTGCATTATCCATCTCGTTTAAATTTCTATGAGTCATTGCGAAAGCCATTAGCATTCTTTGATTTGAGTAATTCAAGCTGCTTCTATAATTTATTTGCAAGCCTGGAACTCTATTAAATGCACAATAACTAAACCAAGGTCTATCTAGAACTCTTTGTGTTGATGGCGTATTATTTGAATCTGCTCCTAAATCTATACCCCTAATAGAATGATTCCAGTTTGTGTAACCTTCTGCAAATTCATCTACCCAACTTCCATAGTGTGTAGTAAAGGATTGGTGAAACGGGTTATGTTCATTTTCAGCGCATAATGCTGCTATATTATTTTCATAAGACGGCCATAAAGCTGAAGAAGATTTATCAATACCGCCATACCAAAACTGCTTAGCTTTACTTGGTATATCAACTCCGTATAAGTCTGTATATCTATGCGTAAAACCATCAAATTCTGATTGGTTTAAATTTGAAAATCCACTTGTCGCATATTTGCCTAACGCTTCTGTTTCGAGTTGCCAGTTAGTTCCTTTCCATTCCCAATATTGAACCCAACTATATTTATCCCAAGATACATTTCCTTTCACTTTTGCAGATATGTGTCCACTTTGCCCTGCTGGAGCACCAAAATACAGATATTCATAATAAGCCCAAGTAAAGAAATCATTCCTAATATGTAAACTTTCCGATAGTTCGTTAGAAAAATATGGATGTCTGGTTGCTTTACCAGTATGTCCTGTTTCCAGGCCCATTGTTGGGCTTGCATATAATGTATCAAGGGTATCTCTATCTGGGTCTACCGATGTGTTTGTAAATAAATCTCTAACTAATATTGCTGTACTATCATTTATAACATGCATCAAAGCAGCTTTTTCATCATCTGTAAAACCGTAATTACCCTGCGGGTCTATCAGTTCTTCAGGTATTTCTTCTAGATTATCATCTTTATGCCACATGTGCTTTTTTGACTTATCTACTAATTCTTCATACGTATCTTTATCGAATTCCGTCAAGTCATAATGTCCCCATGTATAGTTAACATTAGGAGATCCTCTAGGTATATAAAGTATAAAATTTGAAGAAGATAAAGTTTCTTTTAAATTTTCTGTTAATTGAATTTTATTACCAGCGTTTTCTACGGATGCTATTTCATACCAATCTCCAGATGGAAATTTTATATAAAAAGTATCAGATATATATCTGTGAATTATATCCGTTTTATTATTGTATAAATTTGTAAAAGTTACCCATTTTTGATCTTTACTTCCTGATGCTTTTATAGTAGAACTTCTGTCTGTGTATATTTCTTGACTTGGAACTTGTATATAAGTTCCAATACTATCCTGAGCTGGCCTTAACACCTGATTATTCTTTTTAATTGTTATGCTTTTTATGTATACAGAGCCCGTTTCGGCCCTTTCTCTTGGCACAAAAGTTGGATGTATTACTGCATCCATCACCTTGACAGATCCATCATGATCTTCTCCAGTTGGAGCTATAACATCTAATTCCGTATCTATTTCCCCTGTATCGTTTGTAAATTGAGGTAATCTCCAATTTAATCTTGTTGACGTGTAAAATGTTGGATTTTTTATTCTATCCCTCATGGAAGAATTAGCATTATTTGGATATTTAGCCTCTTCTGTTTCCCATGCTGCAATTTGTTCGTCAACTCTTGATTCATAGGTTTCAGCTATTATATAATCTTCATACAGGTCAGCAGAAATTCCGTCCAACCTCTGCCACTCTGTGTATGCTGGAGCAGGAAGTAGCTGTGCTGCATCTGAAGCATCTGCAGCCGCATTTGAATCTTCATTCGCAGCATCGCTGGCTGCGGCAGCAGCTACTTGAGCCGCTACTGCATCGGCTACAACGGCTTCGGATGCAGTGTGCGCAGCACCTAGTGCATTTACCGCTACTAATTCACTATCCGCAAGATTTTGCCACCAAACCATGTCATTATAAGCACCCCATAAATCATTTCCATTGTCTGTACCATTAGCGCATTTATAACCAATAGAATCATTAGCCGTCCAGGTATAACCAGTATCATCCGTATAGCCTGCATATTCTGCACACCAATCATACCATTCTGCATAGACATCTTCAGCCACCTTTTCGTTGTATAAAGTTGTTCCAAGAATCGATGAGTCCCATTCGAAATACTCACTAAGTTCGAATGTGGAATTAGTTACTGGAGTATAACTATTGAATCTGCCGATATAAGCATCCCATGCATTAGATTCTGCAGTATTTGCAGTATTTAAGGCGGTCTGGGCATCTTCAGCGTCTTGGAAAGCATCGTCTGCAATAGCTTTAAGCCTATCATATTCTGCTTCTTTTGCTTCGGCATCGTCTTGTAAAGCCTGATAGGATATCCACTGTGCATTTGTAGTTGCTTGCGCGCTATCATATAAGGTTTTCGCTGCAGCGGTTTCTGAAGCTGCATTTGGTTTATATGTTTTCCATAATGCAATGTTTACAATGTATACAGTCCAATCATAGATCCAGCCGTTTATTTCTTTATCTTGATCGTCTAAAGGAATTGGAAAAATCCCAGCCCAAGGAACATAATCCCGAAAAACACCCAATAAATCATCTTCTACAGTTCTTCCAGATAATCCAGATTCGCCTGCTGCTCTCCAATTATAACCACCTCCCCAATTATAAATTTCTTCATAATCTCTAGTTGTTGATAAAGGAGCTCCTAATGGAGAACATAATATTCCAGTTATGTTGTCGGTAGCCATTTCTTCTGTCGAATCATATGGTTTATCTATCCATGGATTTTCTCTGTCTGTATCTACTGCGACATTTAATCTTAAAAAATTACCTTGTCTGGAATCGGTATTACTTAATTTTATATTGCCCCCTTTTTGCCAGTGCGGGCTAGAACTATTACCTCCATATTGCTTGGTGTGTTTACTTTTATATTCATTGTAAGTAAACCTCTTTCTTTTTAATATTAAATAGTACCCCCTCATGGATTGAGTCGCTGTTACTGTCAGAGGATAGTCTTTATGTATTCCTATAAAAGTGTTTTGGGCATCTTTTACTCTTGATGTGTTTGATATATTATGGCAGCTTTCTCTATTTTGGGATTGGAATAAATTATCTTCAGTCGGATTTTCATAAACGCCCTCGATATTATTTCCTGAGTTTCCTGTTTTTTTTATATCATTGACGTTAAAATTAGTATAACATCTATCTTCTATTCCAGGCCAACTGTAAACCATCGATTCGGTTATACCTACATGCCATTCTCTTGCTGGTTTGCATACTCCATTAAACCCACTGTCTGTCCATCCTTTACTTTCTTCACATGCATTTTTTGTATTACCATTGTTGGCTGTGGGCTGAGGGGGATCGTCTGGTTCATCCCAAAACCCACCATCTCCTATTCCATTGTTTCCATTTGCATTTCCAAATGAATGAGCGTTGAATGGGAAATTTGGATCTCTGTATAGAAGATCCCAAAAAGACCCAACCTTATCTCGCCTTTTGCCGTAAAAAGAAAAAGTTGAATGACTGTCGCTTGTTGCAGTTACTCCGAATCTTACATCTTGCGATTCGCTAACATCAAAGAAACCTTTATCAGCAAAGTTTCCACCCCCGTAATGATTCCAATAAATTTGATCGAATGGCACAATTTATCACTTTCCCCCTTCACCATTTTGTACTTTTACCTGTCTGTCATTTTCCCTTCTTTCCAGCTCTCCCTTTAATATATTTATATTTTTTTCTAATTGTTCTTTTTCTAATAAAATGTCACAAAGCATGGCTTTTATGTTTAAGGCATCTAACTCTCTAATATTCATATATTATATTAGTTTTTCCCGTCTAAATTTCCATTCCTTTTTAAGTCTATCCTAAACCTTAATGAGGTTGCTCCAGCTACAGCGGTTGGAGTACATACTATATAACAATCCGCATTATCTGGATTAATTACATTAGCGGCAGATCCTACCACAGCTACATAACTATCGGTTCCATGCTTGTATCTTTTTCCTATAAAATCATGATATGATCCATTTGTATCTACAGACATATTTACATAACCCGCTCCATTTCGCTCCAATCCTAATACAGATCTTTGACCTACATTTGTTGCATTTTTACTCCATTGTACTGTTGCTGTGCCCGCATCTGTTTCCATGTATATTCCTAAAACATCATACCCTATTGGAGACTTTGCCATTACTGTGTATTTTTTATTTTGTTCTGGGCTTTGTATATCTCCATTTATTTGAGTTTCTACTAACCCAGCTATTCCAGATGCACTATAAGGGTCTGTTGAAAAATTAGCTAGCCAACTATCTCCATCACCAGCAAAAACAAACCCCCTACCTTTTCCGTCGCCTTTCCATGGTATTTGACTATTTTGATTTGTCAGATCAGCCATTTCACTTTGTCTATTACTACTTGACGCAATACCAGTAATTGTAACATAACTAGAATTATGATCTGGATCATATGCAAAAATTAAACCTTCTTTATTTGATATAGAAAAATCTCCATTCTTACCTAGATATAGACCTGTTTTTCCTTCCTGCCATTTGTGAGAGCTTCTAGTATTTCTGCCTTCTGTGCTATGATCGTATGTAGCTAAGTAATTCCTTGCTAGATATAAAGACCCTATCTTTCCCGCATCTCCTGTTATATTACCTCTTATGTATGCATCTTGAGCATAAAGGGCACCTTTTCTATTTATAAAAAGTCCTTGGCCAGATTTTGGTGCCGAAGTGGCTGTGACACCTGGGCCAAAACCCCCGACCTGCATTTCACCATCTGAACTTATTTTAAAATAAGGGTTTTCAGAGGTTCCTTCTCCAGCTATTATGCTATTTCCGCTTAAAAAACCTCCAGTTACATATGCTCCAAAAAATACAGCATTCCCATCATTGGTAATTTTCCATCCTCTATTTTGCGGTCTACCATGTCCAACCATAGAAGGTAGTGTAAAGTTGGCATCATTATAATTAGTTGACCTAATATCATCTTTCGTTATTAAAATACCTTTAGTACCTTCGGCATGAAATGTGGCTGGGTCTCCGTCTTTATGTCCTCTTATGTCTGTTGCTATCTGGAGGCCTTCTCCTACATCTAATGTTCCAGTTATAGTAACATCTCCAGAAAAGAATGCATCAGTAGCATGAAGTTCTCCGTGCCTTGTAACATAAAAATTATTTTTTGCATAGTAATTGCTTGGCCCTACAGATATATCCCCTCTTGTATTTACCCTAAAATGATCTCTACTATCACAATCTCCAGCTGCAAAAGAAACACCACTAATTATTCCCGACCTAATATCTATACTTTTAAATACTGCATGACCATCTCCCCTTATCCCCCATCCTCTTCCATCTTGAGCTGTGTCTTTACAGGGCAAATCATCTATAAATCCATAACTAGATATTAATGTATTGTACTTGTTTTCTTCGTCTCCCAGTGTTATATTATTGCCAGCCTGAAAAGAGTCAGCCGTAACAACTCCACCTATTTGAGCACTATCTGCAAAAACAGATCCATCATTAAGAACTTTGAATTTTGCATTATGTATTTGAAACCAATCTCTATCTTTTGGCTGTTGATATAAGGCATGGTTTTTATGTTCGGGTTTATCCCAATATATTAATGCTCCTGTTGTTGTTACCCCTTTTAATCCATATGTATTTCCATATCTGGTTGTAAGACTAACTCCGTCAAACGAGCCTGCTGCCCCCCCTAATCTGACCTTGCCGAATCCTTGTTCGTAATCCCTGTCTTGCCTTAAGTTGATATCTAATACTTGTCTGGTTTCTATTCCGTGGTATTTTCCTCCATCTCTAGTCCAGTGCATTTCTATGAACATCCCTCCTCCAGCAAGGTCAGATAGTTCATAGTTTTCTTAAATTTCCATATTGGTCTACATCTAATGCTGCTTGTTGATTAGCTCCTATCTGTATAGTTCCAGCAGTTAGATTGCCCCTGATTTCAAGAGTATTAGGGTCTATATCTATAGCATGCCATCCATCAGGATCATGCCTAAAGGTCGGCTGCTTAAATGATCCGTCTACAAGTTTTTCTCCAGTCCAAAACATTCCAAATCCATCAGGGTCACCGATTCTGAACATTTTATGATCCATATATAATCCAGGTCCAGCCAAGTAGTCATACTCATGCACATTTGGCCCAGGATTAGGTCCGTATGAGGGTCCAAGAGTATGAACCGAATCGCTTAATATCCTGCCGCTTGGGTGAGCTAAAATAAAATCAGTAGATGTGATTTTAGATGATATTATATCTCCAGCATATACATTTGAAATGTAGCTTGCACTGATTGCCCCCCCAGTTACATAACCTTGATTGTGCGGTGTTTGTGCATAACTATCATTAGCAAAAGATGAGTGAACTGTTTTAGATGGGTTGATTGGATATGAGGTATGGGTGTCCTGAGAAACTCCAGATACAAATCCAATGCCAGTATTGCCCGACCTATCTATAGTTTTAATAAAATAATGATAATAAACATTATTTAAAGGCCTTTCGTATTTTCCATTAACATTTCCAGGCAAGCCCCAATTATAATTTAATCCAGTGACTACATCGTTATCAATAAACGATGTGGATGGAGCTAACTGAAAAGCATATTCGTCTATATTTTTTTGAAAATACCCGCTTATATGAGCAGAAGCCCAGCAATTATCCTCTGAAGATTTTTTGCTTATTCTTCCTGTTGGTATTCCTGTTTTATAAACTAATAAAGATGCTAAATCTTTTGAAACCCCACCTTCCCATTTCCAGTTTATAATATTTTGTTTTGGGCCAGATACTATTACAAAATTTGTTGGGTTTTTTGGTGGTGTAGTATCTTTTGGTGTTTTTATTGGGTTTTGTATGCAATCAGTATATGCACTAACTCTTCCGTCAAATTCTTGAAATCTAGCTCTTAAATAATAGTCTTCGTTAGCTATTAAATCTGTAAATATTCCACTGCCCGTCATTGTATTAGTTCTTGGGCCGTGTTCTATATCAATATTCTGTGTTCCTTTTAGTATTGAATAATTATTTTTTCTTGATAGGTCTACTTTATAATAAGCTCTTTGGTAATCAAGATGACCAGTTATCATATAAGATATAAAAGGTTTTGATGTACCATCTCCCTTTTCATCTGTTTCTATTCCTGTAGTAGCTATTATATGCTCTCTATGAAGAGGTTCTGGTAAACCGATTCCAATTCTTTGCCCACTATTATAAGGTTTTCCAAAAGGATCTATTTGATCTGGATTTCCTATGGCTGTGTTCCCTATGCTCCATTCTCCAGTATTATTTGAGGTGTCTACAGCTCTTAACCAAAAATATAAATCATTTTCTGAATTTTTTCTAAAGTTTTTTAAAGCTATTAAATCGACATTAGTCAATGTATTCTGATGTAAATATGTTCCATCTTTTTCGCCTGTAAAGTTTTGATATCCAGTATAAAGAAGTATTGATTTTAAATCTCTGTCTGGCGGATTATCCCAAGATAAAAATACATTAGGTCCATTTTTTTGAGCCGCTATCCATTCTGGTCTTCCAGGAGGTATTCTATCTGGCGGAGCATATATAAAATCAGAGGTTATTCCATATTCATAATTGCTTAATCTAACATCATCAGAAAAATTTGATTCAAAAGAGTCGAATATAACTCTAGTTCTTACTTCATATAAATGAGTGCCTAAAGCCTCAAAGCTAAAATGCCCCGAACCTTTTCCGATCAAAGAATGATCTAGGCTAGATTTTTTTGAATCAGAATAAGAGTTTATTAAGAAAGAGTCGTTGGATGTTACATCTTGATACTCTGTTTCGTAATATTTAAATGATTCATCATTTTGACCTATTCCAGAGTAAAAAACATGAATTAATGAACGACCGTCTGGGTGAGCCTCTCCACTTGTATGAACTTCGGGTCCAGCTAGATTTACATATCTATATGTATAATTGCTATACATACCTGTATTGTTAGATGTGTCAACTGGAACCGCGTGAAATGGGAATTTGGTTTTCTCCCAAGACTCTGATCCTATTTCTCTGAATTTGTCTATCGGTGCTGCTGGGAAATCTGTAGGATCTGAAACTAAGAAGTGTTCTGTTTGAGGTTTGAACTCAGGGTTAGTTAAGTTACTTGTCTCGCTTTCTTTATTTAACTGCACTCCCCAATTAGAATGCCCACTTCCTGTATATAAAAGAATTTTGGCAACATCTCTTTCTTCAGGTTCATCCCATGAAAATCTAAAATTTGAAAACTGTTTTGAAACCCTAAAGTCGTTTAGTTTTGCTGGGGGGAATGTATCCTGTGGTATAGTTGCAGTATGATTACCTTCTCTTGATTCTCTTCCGTCATTCATTACGGCATATATTTCTCCGTAATAAGTGGCACCAGGAAGAACTGATCTTATTTCGTAATAGCCAGAGCCTTGAACTCCAAAGCTTTCAGGGGCTGGCTTGACATCCTGTAATGGTATTACATAAGAATTAGGAGATCCAAACCCGTATGTTTCGTCATTTATTTTTAAATGATAATTTTTGAATGACTTAAAAGTGTGATAGGATCCAGAATAAAAAACATGCAGTATTGGGCTCCATCTATAACTGTCTGTCCCTACGGCTTCCTCTACTATTTCTCCAGATAAATAAATATCTGGCGCTGCTGATACATTAGTTAAGGAAAGTGTATTACTATTCGCTCCATCGCTTAAATTTTCAGAATAGTCAAAAGCTCTTATGTGAAAAGCTGCTTTATCTCCAAATCCTATAGGCTCCCCTTTATTGTTTCTTAGAGTTCCGTCAGAAGTATCAGCCTCATAAGTGAAATATCTTGCATTTTTTCCTACTACTTCAGCGAAAGATGACCCTTGTTTGGGAGTATGGAAAGAGTTTCTTGGATTTATATCATCGGAGTATTTACTGAATTTTATATTTGGGTCTTCACCCCCTTCGTGCCCAGTATATATCCTAAATCCTATTAAATCGCTGTCTTTGCCTTCTTGGTGATCCCATTCAAAATTCAACTGATTGGGGAAAAGTTGATTTATTGAAACGTTGAAGTTGGTGGGAACAGCGGGAGGTGTAACATCTTTAACCCCCTTAAATATCATTACTTTCTCAGGGCTTTTTCCGAATGAATTTCCCTCAAACCATCTTAATTCATAATAAGCTTCTGGGTCGGGAAGGTCAAATTCCCCAGAAAGAACATCGGTAAGTATTTTGTCTTCGTATTCTTCTTGAAAAACGTTACAACCTTCTGCTTTTAAGTCTGCAAATTCATATACAGCTCTAGGTCTTTCAACAGTTAAAAATGGATTAAATTCAGATGATTTAAATTCTGCTATAGCTACAGAATTATTATCTTGACCTCCAAGAACAGCTTTTCCGCTCGGAGTAAGGTAGTATTCCGATGCTGTTTGTGTGTTATCGTATAGAACTCTATAGTCACCGCAGTCTTGTTCTCCAGACACTATATATTGGCCATGTTGCAGAACCTTTTCTCCATTATCTCTAGCTGTGAGTAGTCTTCCATAATATTTATCAGATATCATAGAAACTCTAAAACCATAGTACCCTGCAGATAAATTATTTCTATAGTAAGGTTTGTTCTCTTGTGTGTTATGAAAATAATAAGATACTCTTGACTTTGTTTCTCCTTGGGAGTTTATAACCCCACTACTTTGAACTATTAAATCTACCGTATTTATTTTTGGATATCCAAGGTTTACTACTGGCGGCTCCGTTGGTGGAGGCACGGGAGGTTGCTCTGGGGGTTCTTCATCTTCGCCTGGACCCCCGCTATCTCCTCCTTCTGAAGGGTCATAATTATATGTTGTCTCTGTGTATATTGTTGATAATGCATCTGTCTTATCAAATTTTCCAGAATCATACTCTAATGCTGAAATTGCAAATGTTCCATCTGAATTTTCTTGTTTGGATATTAACTGATAATTCTTCCCTTTAAAATCTGAAACGGTTCCGTCTTTAGACACTCCATGTATTAAATATAAAGCTCCTTCTCTTATCTTATCTGTTATTTCAGCTCTATCTTCTCCATTCCTTAGATCCTTAAGAACATCGCTAGATAGTAAGTAATCATTAAAAGTTTTATATCTAGCTTCATTGCTTATATGAGATCCAGATACTGTCCTTTTTAATAACAAGTCCTGATTTTCATCAGTTAAGATTTTTGCCCCAGAAGGGGTGTTTTCTATATAATTATGTAAAGAAGTGTTATTTGAGGATTCTGAATGAAGGGGTATAACTTCAAAATTTCTTTCTCCATTGTCTTGAGCTCCAATATTATAACCATTCCTATGTATAAATTCTTTAAATTGATGGGTGTTTCCATCTCCCTGATAATCTTTGCTTGGAATAAGAAAAGATATTGACGTCATGTCATATTTATCTGTATCAATTTGCTGGTCTAACAGAAGAAAATTCCCTTCCACAGAATCGGTTGATCTTTGTATAGCTTTTACCCTTCCGCCTATTCTAAAAGATTGCCTTAATTCATCATATACAGTGAAGACCTGTCCAGGTTGTATGTATTCAGCCTGCCTATCTGTAGCAAAACTTACCGTCTCTTCCTCTAAATTAGATGTTAGCAATGTCCACCTTCCCATTCTTAGAGCTTGGTCTCTTGAAGTGCAGCCCGCCGCAGCTAAAGATTTTAATCTTAAACCATATCTTATTATTCCCTCTGCATCTTCTATGTATGCATATTTTGGTAAAAATGAATCAGTCTTATCTTTATAAGCGACCTTTACCGCTGTAAACTTTGTATGCTCTGGAGCTCCTCCATATCTAAATATTCCATCTGCTACATTATCATTGGTAAAGGTTGCCATAGGCACCTTTAGGGAATTCATAGCTACAAAAATCTCTAAATTGTTAAAGTATGCTATTCCCCTGAATATAGAGCATATTTCATTTAGAGTTTGATATGCATCGGATGCATTGGTTAGAAGAAGATTACATGTAAACCTTCTTTCCTGAATAAACCCATCGCCTTTAGCTGGCCTTGATGTAGGAACAAGGTCGTCACAATATTTTGCTATCTTATACAATTCCCATTTATCTACATCTTCTTCTCTTATGTAGTCGCCTAATCCATACCTATCGTTTGTTATTAAATCGTAAAGTACCCATGCAGGATTATCGGTCCATTCTAATTCTTCTTTAAATGTTCCGTCCCAAATACCCTCATGCCTATTTTCACTATCAGCTTCTGATCCAGCTGCGCCATATTCAGAGCCATAAGCTCTAATTTTTGTTGGTCCATCTGGACCTTCAAGTTTGTCTACATAATTTTTAGGAACTTTTACTTTTTTTAACTTTACATCGTATGATCTCGTTGGTGGCCCAGAAAAATTCTCTGCACTTACGACTGCGGCTACAACTGCTGAATTTGGATTACTTAAATTTACATCTACTATTTCAGTAACAGTATCAAGAGATGCAGAAAATTTATTTCTAAAATTTAAAGATTGAGTTGTTGTGTTTTTGATATGTATGTGTCTAGGCCTACTAGATCCAATATCTTTAGAGTCTTTTAGTTTAAAAAATATATCTTCTTTGTAAGCATTTAAAGATAGCCCTTTTACATGCACGACTACATTTTGTTCATCAACTCCATCATCTACTATTCTTGCCACTTCCTCTTCTCCAAGGCTTCTGTGAACAACACCAGTTATGTCTCCATATATCTGGAATCCGCCTTCATTTATTTGATGTTGTCCGTCCTCATCTATTGTGTAACATTCGCTTATGCCAATTGTTAAACCTACATAGTCAACATCTTGATCTACTATAGAATAAGAAGCTTGTGCATTTAATTTTTTTGCTTGAGATGTTGCCTCTAATATTGTTTGGTTATCTAAGCTTACTCCGACGGGTACGGTTTTTGATGTATAAGAAAAATCTTTTAACCAATAAAAATCGTCATCTTGTTCTGTATAAAAAGGGGTTTGACTCTCAGTTCCTTTTTTGTAAGCTATTGAAACATTTCTAAAATTATAAAGCGGAGCGCCTTTTTTTGTTAATTGTACAGGGACTTCGTTTAAATATATACCCTTGAATATATCAGACCCCTTTGCCAATTTTCCAGTTGCATCTACTATTCCTTCTATCGGACCTTCACACAAAAGGTCCATTGCCTTTATAAATGCTGTTGATTGTAATTTTTCTTTATCTTCTTCGGATGGTTGAAAACTTCCCCTTATTTCCCTCCTAAATAATCTTGGGGTAGTATCAGAAGCATTACAGTATAAGTTAAAAGGCATGACTTATAGTGTATAGTGATCAACATTGACAGCTCCTACTAAATTTCCATTATCATCTTCTGTCGAATTTCTTACTTGATTAAATGCTGCTAGTCTACTGTTCATCAAATGAGAAGATATTACATGACTACCTATTCTTAATCTCCCATAACCAACTGGAACAACAGCACCCTGGGTAGTATTATTTAGAGGTCTAGAAAAAGTATAAGATGTAGTTGATTTTGATGCTATTTGAGCATCTTCATGATTAGGAGGGTCGGGAGGATCTTTTGTTAAATGCATCATTGCTCCTTGTATCATCATGGAGGCACTTATTTCATAACCTATATCAGCAACCCAACCCAGAATTGCACCAAATGTTCCGCCTATTTGTGCTCCTAAGTAATCCAGACCCCAAGATACACCCAGGCCAAGTGCTCCATATCCCATCATTCTATTGGCCTCTCTTGACCTTTCAGAAGACCCCTTAATTATAGGAAAAAAATGTACAGTATTTGTATTACTCGACTCAAGTCCGAGTTCTTCATGATTTCCTATAGAATTCTTATCCCTGTATATCCTAAAATATAAATTTTCATTCTCTTTACTCCCCAAATAAGAAAAGAATCCACCCGTATTAGCATCTATAGCCCTGAGACCTTCATTTGGAGACTTTACACTTAAATCCCATTCTTTGCCAAATTTTGTTCCTATATGTCCGTGCAGAATAATTTTCATTTCCTTTTCCTTAGTATGTAACTACACTTTTTTCTATAGTATTTAGTGTTTTATTTTTTTTTATTGAATCTGGCTTATAAAAATTAAATTTTTTTGTTGCATTACTGTATACTAATATTGGCATCTCTAATTGCTGACTTATATACAAATCTTCTTTTGAAAATCTTTCGGTGTCTTTTGGGTGAGAATGAAATAGTAGAATTATATTTTTTGTATTAAATGTGTTTATATATTCTTCCGCAGATATTTCAAAGTTGTTTTCCCGATCTAGTGCTACATTTTTGCATTGAATTATTGGTTGCTTCTTGCAAGAGACCCAGAAGCCGCACACTTCCTCTTCAGGATTAGCTTCCGATATTTTTTTTATATTATTTAAAATTTCTTCTTGCATTTTTAGTAAAGTCTACTTGACGGGAATCCGCCATAAGGAAGTACGGATTTCTCACCAAATCTCATTCTGCATCCTTTTAATGTTTTCGAGCATGCATCCATTGCCCAATTTTTAGAATTTATTGAAGGTCTGGTTTCATCTGAAGATGTGTGAGGTTCAGTGCAAACATACATTAAAGCTCTTTGCCCGTGCCCCTCTCTAGTCCATAAATAAACTACATTTCCTAAAACATAATCAATGCCTTCGGCCCACTCACCTTTTGGTGTTAAGCTCGTTTTGTCAAATTTAACATTATTAGAATCTGCAACGACTCCCCCTGAATACCTGCATCCCTTCCCTCTGTATTTCCAATAGCAATAATTGTTTATTATTTGTCTTCTTGGTAGAGTTGACCCCTCTAAATCTAATGCATTAGAAAGCTCAAACTCGACAAAGAATTTATTTTCTTCTATTTTTTGATTTATATACCAAATATCAGGCCTGAGTACAGCTTCTGGATCAGGGTTTATTCCCATTGAGTCCCAGAATTGCTTCTCTGAATCATAATTTAAAAAGTTTTCTTTATCCAGGAATCTAAAGAAAGTTCTAATTCTCTTAACCCTTGATTTTAGTAGATCATCTTTGCCCATCATAAATTTAGAAAGAAAACCGCTAAAGTTTATGATCTTTATAGTCGGCCTTGAAACTCTTCCGTCAGATCTGGTCCCGAAATCACTACCCTCATATGGTATGTAAAAATATTCTTTACTATCAAAGTAAACAGATTCATGTATCGAATTTAAACCCCCGTGGAATCTTATAACATCGCTGGAGTTTGGAATCTCTGATATTTCCAGAAATTCTATACAGGAATTTTTGCTATGATTAAAGAGTTCCGCGTTTACCTCTTCTTTTTTTAGAAATGCCATTATATATAATATTTTTTATTCAAGTTTTTTCGACTAAGGTTTGAAGAAAAATTTTCTCCTCACGGGGACTTCTGAAATACTAATGCTTACATTATGAGAGTTCATGTAAAGAAAAGTATGCTGTATTTTCGAAGCTGTTACATTTATAACTTTCTTTTCTGGCTTTTCTAGTTCAAATTCAAAACTTTCATACCCTTGTTTTGATAGAAAAAATGCTAAAAGTTTTAACAAAGTATCGTCGTCTATGCCATTAAAATTTAAGTTTATTGTAGCTAATTTTGGGTTAACTCCATCTTTTTCTATGTATGTTTTTGAACTTCCTAAATTAACATTAGAGACTTTAAAATCTTCTTCTCTTGAAAGTGGGTAAGAAGGTCTTATATCTAGTTTTTCTTTATGCCAATATTCATTTACTATCTGTTTTTTGTCTTCAGGCATAGAATTTACATAAATTATATTTCTAACAGTTGTTTGTGTTATTAAATCATTCAGAAAAATTAATTGAATATTATTATCTCCTTTGTAGGTTGAACTGGAAGTAATCTTATTGCAACTAAATTCTTGCACAAAATAAGGTTTTATCGAAAATAGGGATTTATATGCATTTTCATTACTTAATCCATTCCTATCTATCATTTGAAGCGGAAAATAATCAGCCCCTTTTTTGGAATTAATGTATTCAACTATATTAGAAGATTCATCGTCATTTCTATTATCAAAACTTAAGTTAGCTTCAAAAATTATTCTATTCAATGACCGTGGTTCTATTGATATATAATTATCTCCATAGGAAGATACTTTATTTAAAAAAGTTATAGATACAGATGAATTATAAGAAGGAATAAAAGAAAAGGGGTTATTGTATTTAAAATTTTTAAGGTTTGAATCTATTTTTGATCCTTTTATAAAACTTTCGTAATTATTATAAAAATCAGACCCCACATTTTCAGAGTCTACATAATAATCTTTTTCTAAATTCCAGAATCTTGTTTTGTTTAAAGTATTCATCTCATACTCTCCATTACTTCTATACTACCATTCATTAAGCCTTTAGTTGATATGCTTAAATTTTGACTTGTTATTATTCCCTCACATTCTATAGTTCTACCTCTTGCTGCATAATCCATTGTTTTGGGAGATATGGATACTTTTGCAAAATCCCTACCTGAATAATCGATGACCTTTCCAATGTTTTCTCCATTTATAGAAATCATTCTCGATACCTTTCCCTGGACCACATCCTGAGGATATTGTTGTCCTATTACATAGCTAGGTTTTCTTTCGCATTCTACTGAGTATGATATATTTGTTGGAAAATCTAAGCCTATATTATTTTTATTAAAATTTAAAAGTTCAGTATATGCTCCGTTTGCGAATTTCACTGGGTCTGTAGTGAAGGATCCAGTTTTAGTTTCACTCTCAAACCCACTATAAATATCAAATGATGCACTGAATTGCACAGGCTTATATGGAGCTATCTCTATTCCATAGTTAGTTAAATATGCTCCAGAAAAATTTATTCCACAAAAACTTCCAGAGCAAGAATTATTTCCAGTTAAAAATCCTATGGAGTCTTCTTTCCCAGTTAAATAATAACTAAACTGTACATTTGCACTTTCAGCAGAGCTTGCCAGATAATTTCTTAATTCTCCTCCGTATACCCGTTTTGCCTCAATAGAAGTTGATGTTGACAAAGAAGCATCTTTTGCAAAAAATTTTTCTCCATTTATCTGTATTTCGCATTCTTGATGTCTTATATATTTCATTTATAAAAAATATCGGGTTTATATCTAGAAACCGTAGAATATGAAAGCTCAACTTTTGTATTGTTTTCAGCGTCTGTGCTTAGGTTTTGAGACAACAAATGAGCATCTTTAAATAAGTACTCAACTTCTCTTTTTTCTCCGCATTGATTTTGTAACTTAACCCTTATCGTTTCAAAATGTATTCCAGTCCTCATATAATCATATACATTTTTTGAATCAAAATCATCTATTTCCATTTCAATATTAAATGTTTGCCTTATAGGCAAGGACTGAACTATTTCACAGGGATATATTGAACCTATTTTATATACTGGATCATTTTTAATGTTAGTAGAAAACGAAAAACTTAGAACCCTATTACTTTCCCTTCCGTCGCATTCTACTTTTATACCGCTGTTTGTAGGAATAAATAATTCTTTTTGCTCCTGAGTGTTTTTTTTTATTTCTACATTTGGACCAACTTCACCAAATGCTGTTAAACTTAAAGATGATTCCGCAACACTATCTACAGAAAACGAGCATTGATATGAATTTATATATCCACTCTGAAAGTTAAAATTTTTATTGTTGAAGGTAAGTCCTCCATCAAACCCAGAATTAGTAACTAATAATTCTGTTATTGGTTGATCCATTGTTATCATAGACCTTTCTACAGAAAAGTTTGCCACTCCTGGAGCGTTTTGCATAAAATCTGCAGCCCCGACATAACCTAAAAAATCATTATCTTCTGATGGTATTTGATAATTTGCAGATACAGATCTTACACCAGAAATTTGCAGTCCATTTATATAGAATGATTGATCCGCATTATGTACATAACCGCCCATTTTACCTCAAACTCCCTCCAACTCTTTTTTCTTGTGAAATTATATTCATTACTGCACTCTTGACTTTTGACGCAAACTCTGGTGAATTTAAATCTCCTCCAGAAGAAGCTCCTCCAGAATTGTCTACATTTATACTTATATTCACATCTCCATGGGAAACATTACTTACTTGACCAGATTGACCAGATTGACCGCCAGTTTGTATGGAGCCATTGTTTAAATTCTGCATCAATGAAGAGCCATAAGTTTTAACAGCTCCTGGACTCATTACATATTCCCCTCCAGTAAGCCTTGCTGGTACTGCGCCGCCTTTATTTAGTTGTACCCCAGTTTCGTCAACAGTACCTCTTATATTATTATCCCGCATTATTGTAGATGCAGCTTTCCAGCCTCCATCCCTGTGGGCATTGCTAATCATTTTCCTGACACCAGATTGGTCTGAAGGTTTTGGGTATAATCGCTGAATGCTTTTACCTCTTACTTGAACATATCCATTATCCGCCATAGACCTTTCAGCCTTAGCTGCAGCTCTATTTTTGTAAAAATCGGTTTGCTTGAACTTATCAGTACCCCATTGAACAGCTTTCCCCAATAAAGCGGATCCAGCTATTCCTATAACCATATTCCAAAAGCTTCTTTTCTTTGCCTTCTTCTCGTAATCTTTATTTTTCTGTCTTGCTTCTTCTTGTTTTTTTGTATTTAAATTCTGATTAAATTGAGTCTCTTGATCTCTAAAGTATTTCTGTATACTTCTATCATTTGCTATTGCATATCCAGTAAGCTGACTATTGATTCCTATACCAGCTTGTTTTGTTTTATATCTAGTTACATTTCCATATTTACTTTTGTCTACATAAGACTCTCTTTCTGCTGCCATTGGAGATCCTACATTAAGAACGGCTCCTCCTCCAGCAAACCCTTGTATACTTCCTTGATTTAAGTTTTCTAAAAAGTTTACTCCGTATTTTTGTACAGCACTCCTTTTGATTACATACTCTCCCCCCATTAACATCGCTGGGACATCATCTTTTATTCCACTTCCACCATTTACATATCCCCCAGTATTATAACCGTCTAGCCCAAACACAGATCCTACGGCACCAGTTATTCTGTTTGAAGCACTTGTCAGGAATGCTTTCTGTATGTTTTGTAATAAAGACATTCCTATTTGCTCAAAGGAATCTCCTAATTTTTGACTTCCGTCTAAGGCTGCTTGCATTGCGTCTACAAGACCATCTCTGAAAACCATTGGCAAGTCTTGTCCTAGTCTTGTATATATTTGCTCAGATTGAGCTTCTATTTCAGCAAAACCTAACTCAAGCCCCATCGATGTATTTTGTTTAAATTCAGAGACGAACCCTTTATCTCTTGGGGTAGTTCTCTCCATTTGATGAGCTAAGTCTAGCATACTTTTGTCAAGGTTTTCTATTGTACCTTTTAATTCTGCTATTCTAGCAACAGCTGATTCTTCCACACTTTTTGCGGCAAACTTTGCTTCGTCAGTCTTAGCTGCTTTTCCTGCGGATACTGCATTTAATCTGTCTCTTTCAGCATCAATTAAATCTCTATTTTGAAGGGCTTGTTCGTCCCTGAGGCTCCCCATTTGAACTCTTTGATCTTTTGTTCCTATGGTGAATGATTGTAGTTCTGCTTTTCCTCTTGCTCTTTCTAGTGGTGTTGATGTTGGATCTTGGTTTATTGTGTCAAAATTTAGTTGCCTTCTTTCCTGGTCAACAACTTTATCCATAATTCCTACTCCAACACCAGCGCGAATGGTTTTCTGTCCTTGATTAATGGCATTAAGCTGCTCAAATGCTCCGCTTGAATAATTTGAAAATGTCAAATTTCTATTAAATTCTTCTTGAGCTCTCTTAGCCTCTTCTACGTTAAATGCTCGAACGGCATCATCTAGACTAGCTCCAACATTGTTAACCAACTCTCCCCATCCTTGAAGCTGAAGAGCTATTTGTCCAGAAGGGTCATTAGCCTTAATATCTTCTAAATTCTTATTTAGAGTTTCGGTAAGTCCTTCTATTGAATCAGCCTTAAATAAATCTTTAGTTAAATTTGCTGTCTTTTCTACATTGATGTTTTTTAAACTTATATTTTGGCCTTTAAGAGTGTCAGAAAGCTCAACAACACCTTCTGCCATTTGCTTTTCTATTTCTTCGATCTGCTTTTTTTGTTCTTGGATTTCTGATTTAGCTTTTTCTATAGCACTCTCTGTAGATCCTTTTTTACTTCTAGTCTCTTGTAGTTGGGATTCTGTTTTTTCAACAAGATCTGTCATTGATTTGATCATTTCGGCATCAGTTGCATCCCTGCTAGTTTGTACATAGCTCCCCCCAGAATCTCCTGAATCAAATCCATCAAAAACATCAAGGCGAGTTCCTGTAACTTTTGAAAATTGATTAAGATCCAAATCTTGAAGTTTTCTTTTTGCGCTTTCTCTTGAATCATCTCGTTCGTTACGTTTGAATAGATTGCCAGGCTTACTGAAAGAGGTTTTGTTTTCAGGCAAGTTATTTAAGTTTTCAAGTTGTTTTAATACACCTTTATATTTTTTAAGTTTTGTTGCTAGTGTGTCTTCTACACTACTTTCAGTGTTCAGCTTACTCTCTTGAGTTTTTATTTCTATATTATTTTGATCTATCTTTTTTCCTATTTCCTTTATCCTCTTTGAGCCTTCCTCATTGTTTCCGCTCGTTTTAAACGAAGACATTTGTTTTCCCATTTTTACAGCTGGACTTTTTCCAGCTCCCGCTCCAGATGCCGAACTGGCTGCGGATGACGGCTCAGTCTTTACTGGAATCTGTTGCCCTTTTTGTGAGCCTACTTGATTTCCTTCTGTAGCTGCAAAATCAGTTTCTTTTTCTATTGATGATTTTAAATCATTTAATGCATCAACTAAATTTTTCTCAGATAAAAGTCTGACAGCCTCTTTTTTTAACATATTTAAAGCTTCAGCTTTTCTAACTTTTATATCTTCATCAAAAACTCTTTTTCTTAGACCAGTCTGTCTTTTTGACTCTTCCGCGTCAGAAGACATTCCTCTAAAAATAGGAGATTGAGCTTCAAAACCAGTGAGTGATCTGTTTGTGTCAGCCCTCCCTCTCACACCTATCATATTAGTGTCTAAGGCCATACTTCTATTTGAAGATTCCTGCCTTAAGCTTTCAAGCTTCGCCTGTATTTGTGTTTGTATTTTTTGTTGAGCTATTTGTATGCTTAAATTTTTTCTTTCAGCCAGTATTTGCTCCTGAACAATTCTAAACTGCTCTTTCCTTAAATCTATTATTTCTGTTAAAGTTTGAACATCTGCTCCTTCAAGAGCTCTTGTAAATTTAGTTTGCATGGATCCTTCTTGTCTTGCCTTAGGTAGGTTTGCGACAAGCTCATCCATTATTCTTTTTTGTTCATCTTTATCTCCAGTGCCAAGAAGGTCTTTCAGTTCGTTCAAGTTTTCTGGCATTGTTATTTTGCTATCTTTATTGAAAGCATCGACCCCACCTTTTACTCCTACTTTTTCAAATATATCGTCAAGATTTTTTGTATTTAGGTTTAAATTCATTACTCCAGACATTTCCCTTCTTCTGATCATTGACTCTATCGAGCCAACTCCTTGATCTTCGACCGTCTTTCTTACGAACTCCATTTGTGGCCCGCCGAAATTTAAACTTTTTGATTTTGATTGAACTCCTCTAAGGAAATTAATATCTGTTTCTCTTTGAAATTGTCCTACTCTGCCTTGAGCATCCGAAGCTAATATTTTAGATTGTTCTCTTGCTAAGAAATCACTAGCACTAATTGGCGACATGAATTGAGATGTGAAATTAACATTCGATTTTCTTGCGTTAGATTCAGCTGCTGATCTTATCTTGTTAACTTCTAAATCAACAACCATTTTGCCAATAGTTCTTTTGAATGATTGATCTATATTAAATAACGCAGAGCTTGCTCTATCAGATGCTTTTTTAATTTTTTGAAACTCTACAACGGCAGATTCTGCTTCTTTAGCTATATCTCCCATGCTTATTTCTCCCTCCCTAAAAGCTGCAACTAATTGATTCATTGCAGTCTCTGTCATCGCTCCAGCATCTACTAGTTTTGATAGTTCGTTAATTTCATCTAATCCTAATTTTTGTTGTTTTTCTAAATCACTTTTAGCTGCTCCACTTTCCCAAGCTCTTCCGCTTAACATGCCTATTCCTGCTCCTGCAGCCGCCATTGCCAACCCAAGCGGCATGCCTACTCCAGACATACTCAAGGCAGCTCCTCCAGCCATCAGTCCTCCAGCAAGACCTCCTGCCATACCTAGTCCACTGGTTAACTCTTGACCTCCTGAGGCTTTTTTCCTTAAAGCATTTAGGCTTTTAGTGTCAAGCATTCCACTTTTTTCTTTTTGAGCCGTACTAGTCTGTATATTTCTCAATATATCTAGTGCAGTAGATTCATCTACATTTTCATTTCTTATTGCTTGGGCTATCATTCCTCCCATTGCAACTCCAGCATTTTTTGCTGCTTTTTGTTGGTCGGAATTCTTTAGAGCTACTCCAAAATTCTGAACACTAACAGCGTTTGTCATTTGATCTTGTAGTTGTCTTTGTATTTTTGACAAAGCATCTGAATCTCCCCCTGATGCAGCTAAAGCTGTTAATGTTTTTTTATCATTGACCCCAGCCAAAGCTCTATTCATTGCTGTATCAATTTCTGCGATTCTATCAGAGTCTCCTACGGCAAAAGCTTCAGCCCTAGCTGATGATAAATTCTGAAGAGATTGGGCTGCTTGAACATTTTGACCTATGATGGCTATTTCTTTTTCTCTTACTCTTATTTGTTCATCTATAGTTAGAGTTGCCTTCGTAAGAGACTGTACAAATCCTATAACACCTCCTACAATAGCGCCTGGAGCACCAAATATAGCTCCCATACCAACACCCATCAATGTACTAGATGCCGTATCTGCTCCAGTTCCCTGAACATTAAATTGTCCATTTTGTAATACGGCTCTATCTTCCCTTGGGGTTTTATTTGCCACCATGCCCGCTAACATTGGGGCGGCTATAGAGAGGCCTAATCCCATTTGCCCACCAGCTGCACCAAACCCACCCTTCATAAAGTTTTTCGCTCCAGTTCCAAATCTATTGATTCCTTGCCCTGCTCTATTCCCAACGAGTCCCATAAACCCTTGAGATCTTAATCCAGATCCAGACATTCCAGACTGGAAGGATCCAAGAGCTCCAGAAATTCTTCCTCCTGATATTCTATCTCTTGCTGATTGCGGTGCTCCTTTAGGAGCATCATCTTTAACTTGTTTTTGAGTTGAAAGCACCATGCTTTGGAGTTTCTCTGAAGAAGCTGAATCTGCACCAATTCTGGCAGCCTCTCTCATAAGCTCTCTTCTGGCTGTGCCCTTGCCCTTAGCACCGCCGTCAACCATTCTTTGGTACTTTTCTAATTGTTTTATGAAGTTTTTTCCATCATTTCCTCCAAGCAATGATGAGAAATCTCCAGTTCTAAGACCTGCTCTTGCTAAAGTTTTATTGCTAGACATTACGCCTTGGGATTTTACATAATCTTGAAATGCTTTTTCTCCCCTTTCTCCCATTGAAGCCATAACATTCATGGACTCTTTACTGTCAAGTGTTTGGATGCCTCTTTCTTGAAGAAAGCTTTGACTAAAAAATTTCCTCATTTCTCTTTTGCCAAAACCTTCTGCCCCTTGAAATCTTTTTAGTTTATTTCCGTCTTTTGTACTCTCTCTGAGTTGGCTATTTAATATACTAGCTTTTGTGGTTGCATTATTAAACATGCCTCTGGCACTTTCGTCTATTGCCTTGTCAAACTTTTTCAGACCTTTTAATGTTTCAAAGTCATTAGCTTCCTTGGCTACCCCCATTCTGAATTTTAAATCTTTTTCAAAATTACTAGAGCCCATAAATTGTGTTGCCAATTCTCCTACTGGTCCAGATCGTGAAGAAAGTTTCGCTAGGGAGTCCTTTCTAAGAACCTCTCTCATGTATTTTTTTCTAGCCGAAGTCTCTTTTTCTAAAGTTCCGAGCCTCGCTTTTTCTCTTAGATTAGCTTCTTTAATTAACTCTGATGATTTTGCGTATTCAGTACCTTGTTGGCCGAGGTAAGATTGAGCGCTTTTGACGCTTGTTGAAAACTTATCTATCACATTAGCCGCTCTATCAAAAGATTTAGATACTGAATTTAAACCTACATCATTTATGTTTCTTACAGATTCTTTTCTTAATTGTAGTACTTTGGTTACATCAACTTGTGTTTTTGCATAGTTGGGAACGGCTGAAGTTTTTTGATTAGGGTTCAACCCTCCATGAAGAATTCTGGCTTTTTGTAAACTTCCAGATTCCTGCTCTTGGTTTACTACGGCAAGACCAGGATTCTTAGAGCTCTTTAATGAGTGAGCTTCCACGACCTTGGGGGTTAATCCAAAAGAAGCCTCTCTTTGAATTGCTTCTTGAACAGCTCCAGTATACTGAGGGTTTTTAGATAAAACATTTTTCGCTCCTTCTGAAAAAAGCTTTGAGTAATTTGGTATCAAACCTTTATTTGCATGAATTGCTCCTTGGTAATCAGGATCATCATACTGAAAATAAGGCCTGGTAACATCATTCATGTTCAATGATTCGGATTGAGCTTTCAGATCGGATTTTATTCTTTTTTGTTCTGCTGGATCTAATAGTCTAAAACTCTTGCTATTAACAAATTGCCTGACATCATCGTAATTACTAGATCTCAGCTTGATTTTATTTTGAGTAGTACTCCAAATGTTATTTCTGGTTCCAGCTGAAAATGCCCCAGTATCCTCTTTAAATGTTTTTACGGCCTGAGATACAGTTTTTAATTTCTTAAAAATAAAGTTCGGAATTAAACCGTTGTTAGCTAAATTAGGGTCAACTGTAAGGGTTTTTCCTTGATGGTTTATACTTTCTATTCTTTCAAGCTTAAGCCTCTTAAAAGGTTTTTCAGATTCAGTTTTTGGCTTAGCATAAACCACTCTGGTTCTACCAAGTGGGCTATTCTCGTCAAAATCTTTCCAACTTTTGAATCCTTTTGGTGGGGGAGCTCCTTTCTTTAAGCTATGAACTCCATACCTTGCATTTTTTATCATGATTGGAGTGTCGCTTTTTAGCGGGAGGTATTTAATTGATTTAAATAAATTACTTTGCAGGATTTTATCCAGCTCTGACATGCCTATAACTCCTTCTTGCCTACTTTTAGCTTGACCTAATGTAGACTGAAGTCCAATGCTTTTCATGGCTCCAGCATTTATTTTTAATCCAAAATTAGGAATCATTCCTCCAGAAAAGCCCCATTTTGATCGAGTGGCTCTTGTCATATTTTCGTAAAAACTCCTAATTCTTGGATTTACTTTTAATCTTCCGCTTATTCTTCTTTCGGCTTTAGAAAAAGACATTGGATCTCTTTTTCCTTCTTGGCCTTTCATTAACTCTTCGAATTCGTTTACTAAAAATTTATTTTGATAATCTCTGGCTGATGTATTAAATGACAGTGCTGACCTCATTCTACCCATATCACTAGCTCTAAAAGAGGATCCTCTTAGAATTCCAGATTGAGACCCCATCATTTCTTGTTCAAGCTTTAATTGCTGGGCTTTTAAGTAGTCACCAGGCTGCGCCATTCTTATATTGGGGTCAATATGCCTCCTGCCTGGGTCATAAGGTAATTGCAGTATAGGATCTGGTGCTAATTCATTATTTTGCCTAAAAAGATTAGCTCTTCTTTTAGGGTCTTTAAATAGAGTTCCCCTGAACTGAGTTTTAATTTTGCTCATGGTGGAGCTGCCACCTTTAGGCCCTGCTTTAAGAAAGTCATATCTTAGTGCATTAAGATTTTTCTTTTTTTGATTCGCCCCACTGGAAACGAAACCGTCCTCTATGTGTTTTAATTTAGGAACCATCCCAAAATTAGATTTAAAATAATCTTTTTCTTGAGGTGTCAAGCCAGACTCCACATCTATTGAGGATGTTTTTCCAGTTATATATTTATAAAATTGCCTTGTTATTTCAGGCTTCTCTAATATTTCTTTTATTCTTGTTGGGGTTAATCCACTGTAAAGCCCTTTGGCTCCACTATCGTAAGGTTTTCCGCCAGTACTGTATTTGGGGAAATTCTTCATTAACTGATTGACGGGCATTCCAGGCCAAGAAGCCTTCCAGCCATCATGCTCTCCATATTTATTGAAGCTTTTTAATATAGATGTTAAACCTTTTTCGTCAACATAACTAAGAGCGTCAAGATATTTTATCCTTCCATCTTTGGCGAAATCATTAGCGAGTAAGCTTCCTAATAAATTTTTATCATGAGAAAATGCTCCGTAATTCGGGATTAAGCCTTTGTTTGACAATCTATATGTCCAGTCGTCGCTCCCCCAGATTCCTTCTTCTTCGAAGTCATCTTTTATGAACTTCAAGTCTGGATTTTTTTCAACTTTAAAGCTTTTTCTTTTTGCTATGCTATCTACAACTCTCATTGCTGATATGGAAGTCCCCATATCTCCATATAAGCCTCCGTAGCCATTCCTCTTGGCATACTTCGCCATGTATTCGTACAACTCTCTTCCGTATCCTTTTCCTCTCATTTCGGAGGGAGAGTCTCCAGTGAAAATAACTTGCAGTCCCATTTTGCCACCGTTTTTGGGGTCTACGATCTCCATTGTTTGAGCATCTGTGAACTTCTCCCCTCCAACCGTAGATTTAAATAAGACCTGCCTTGGGGGGCCCCCAATTTGACCTCCCCCCATCTCCTTAAAAGTAATATTAGATCTAGATTTTGAATAATTAGGAATCATTCCTTTATTAGCATAAGGGTTGAATCCGTGAGTTTCTTCAAATGTGTTTTTGTACTTTCTTCCTGCCTTACTTCTCCAAGGTGGTAATATTGCTGGCTCAGACATTCCTGAAAATTTTTTAACTTTTTCCGCTGTATTATATATTATTCTTCCTTTTCCTTTTATGTCCATGGATTTAACGGTGCCAGGAGTGTATCCACCGTCCCTGGCTCCCTGTTTTTCCATTTCTTTTTCTTTCGGGGTGACATAGTTTGGGATTAAGCCGCTACTAGCTATCTTCCCTCCTCTTTGTAAAGAGGTGTTAAATCCAGCTCTTAGTATAGCTGGTCCAACAGCTTTTGCTGTAGCAGCTATTCTTTGCTGCTCTCTAGACTGAGCCTGAAGTAATGTTAATATGGTCTTCTCTTGTGCCGCCCTGTTTCCCTCTTGGGCTAATATTCTTTTTTGAAGACTACTATTTTCCCCTAATACAGCTACTATTGATTCTTGAACTTGTTTTTGCCTTTGGCTAGCGCTAACAACACCCATCAATTCTTTAGCACTTCCCACTAAAAATGTAGAAGTTTTTGCGAATAATTTTATTAAAACACCAGCCGCTAATAGTAAACCTGGACCACTAATAACATTACCTATGCCTTTAATGAGCCCTTTGGCAAAATCAGCTCCAGCAGATTCCCCTTCTTTTTGACCGAGAAAATCATTTATGCTTGATACCTGATCTCTTATAAATGTAAGATAATCTCTTATTTGATTCGAGAATCCAATCTCTCCAATTATATTAGATAATTCAGTTATACTCGTTGCTGCTTGTGATGATAATGCAGATAATGATCTATTTAATATTTCATTCTTTTTGTATGCTTCATCACTTGCACTTGCAGATATTTGAGTTGCTCTAGCTAGAATGCTATTTGATGAAGAAAGGTCATTTATAGCAGCTTTTAAAATGTTTATTTGGAAAACTCCACCAACTTGTTCAGCTACAGCAGCTTTTGTAGTATCTGCTAGCTTATCATAAGTGGCTGATAAGTTTTCTAATACTCTAATTGCTGGGAGTGTGTTACCCGCTACATCTCTTACGGCTATTCCAAGCTCCTCAAGCCTACTAATCGTGGTAGATCTTTGTACACGGGTGAAAATAGTTTTAAAACTATTACCGATAACCTTACCACCTCTAGCTGTCATTTGTTGAGCTGCAGTAACAGCACCTAGTAATTCATCAAAACTAACTCCTGCATCTTGAGCTACAGCACCAGCTCTAGAAACAGCATCTATTAAATCTTCTGTGCTAACAGCAAACTGCACGTCTACGGCAGCCATTTTACTTAAAATTTGAGTAGAATCTAGACCAGCTTTATTAAATGTATTTAATGCGGCAGTTAAACCATTCACCGCACTAGCTGCGTCTAATCCAGTCAGCCTAGTCAGTATGAGAGCATCATTTGTCCTTTTCAAGGTTTCTTCCATTGTTAAACCTTGTCTTGCTAGTTCTGTGGCTGCAGTAGCTACAGTAGAGAAAGATTGAGCAGTATTTTTTGCTACTTTAAATAATCCTTTTGAGAAATCATCTAATTGGCTATTCGTCAGTCCCATGACGATATTAATTTCCGTTAATTGCTTTTCTACCTGTATGGTGGTTTGCAACAAGGCCTTAAATGCAGTTTGCACACCTTGTATCATTCCGACAGAAGCTCCGAAAGCTAATACTCTAGCATTTGAAGCCTCTAAGGATCTATTAAATTCACTTACAGACCCAGTTATTTTGCCTAGTGGTCTTGTGAAATTTTTATCATTTAAGCTTAAATTTAAGCCCCCTCTAGCGCTGACATTTTTTACAGCCTTTTGTATAGACTTTTCTAGTCCGACCTGTATTGTTGGTATTTTTAGAGGCATTTCCTTATTCCTTAACTAATATTACACATAAAAAGGAATTAAAACACCTGTAAAATATCCAAAAAAAAACCCGCCTAATTGGCGGGTTTTTAAATTTTTAGTTATCCTGTGTTATCTGTTTGGAACATTAGCATACTCAGGAATTTTATTCCTGTTAGCTCCAGAAATAAATACTCCATGGATAAGATCTTCTGGCCCACCGATTTGGGTAGTAAAAGTAAGATCAATACTCTTATTACTTCCTATATCAGATGATATCGATTCACTATCAACACGTGCACCTTTGAAGTCTATAGTTAAAGCTTCTATTTTTGGATTACCAAATTCACAGCCTACTTGCCCCATCATCTTAACTTTGATGTCATGCTCTTTACAATCATCAAGCAGGGATGCAAGGTTTCCAGTTCCGACATCAGACATTAGAGCACTTACACTCAAGGATGCTGTAACAGGAAGATCTACAACTCTAGAAAATGCGAACCTAGTACCTAATCTATCGATTGGGCTTCTGCTCAATGGCATACTGAGGCTGAAGTTTTGAATATGTATAGATCCTTCTCCAGAAACCTTAGCTATCATAGATAGTCCATTTGGAATCTCAAGTTGGATATCTCCAGGCCTCAATGCTGTGATTGAGGAAGTTCCAAAAAGCCCCGTACTTGGAGATGCTCCTTTGTAGTCACCTCTTAATGCCTCAGGATGACCAAGACTGAAGTTAATTCCGCTAGAAGGTACACCATCCTTGAGGCCAATTCCAGGGATAGTTACTCCTGTAGTTCCGATATCTGACTTGGCATTGTACAACTCAATGGTAGTATTTGCGGTAGGTATTGATCCAACAGATGCTTCGATTGTGTAATCACTCAAGAATCCATTTCCGAGACCTATAACACTTCTTTCTGAAACCGCATCTGTTGTATTGAATGCATCAGTAGATTCAGGAGTTGTAAGGATGAAGAAGTTCTTGCCAGCATTATCTGCCTTAAGGTGATCTGCAGCAGCATTCTTTCCTTCGGATCCCATTCCTTTTCCTAAACCATCTTCTCCTTGAACATAAAACCCAAGGTTTCTTTCGTTGAAGCCGTCCGTAGGATAATATGTAAAATCTAAGTTAACTGTGGGCGGCTCAAGAGCAATAGCATCTATTCTAGCCAATTGTCCAAATGTATTAACATCTGTTCTATTAATAGTGAAACTATAGTTAGCACTTTGAACTCTATGAACCTGTGAAATCATATTTTCATATGATCCAGACCATGGTTGTAAAAACACACCTATAGGTGTGTGGTTTTTGTCAGGTATTACATCTCTAACAGCTGGCCCAGGGATTTCATTATAATATGCACCAGTAGCATTATCCCAATTATCTTTTCTAGAGAAGAATGCTAATTGTCCAGTCTGCCCGCCAGCCATTAAAGCTCTAGCTAGATTTTGATTTGAAGCTCCATTTATACTTGGTGATCCTACTGGCTCCCAGCCAAATTTTGAACGTAATTCTTCATTTATTGAAGCTTCAGCGGCACCACTAATGTTAATGATGTCTAAAAGCCCTGGGTCACCAATTTTTATACCAACACTTCTTGCCCTTGCCAATCTTGCATTACTAAAGTTGTCATTGCTTCTATTTTTTAATATAATTGGGTCCTCTGACAAACCGATAGGGTTTGTTAGGGTATGCAATCCTAAAGCATTTCCACTTTCTAGTGAAGGTCCTCCTAGACCTCCGAGGTTAGGTCCGACACCCGCCACTCCAGTTGGTCCCATTCCTGTTATGACAGCTGTACATGTAAAGTGTGCGCCAGTAGCATTAGGGCTAACGAAAAGCGCTTCACTTTGATAAATTACTCTATTTCTGGCCATGATTTTTAAAGTTGTTAATTAATGTTGATATTTTGACAAATTGGGTTCATTCTAAATTACATTAAATATAATATAATGTGAAAATTTTTTTATTTTTATTAAAATTAATAAATCCTAGGAAATCTGGGTTGAGATATTTCAAAATCAATAAATCCTACATAAAGTGAAGGCGATATCTTAGTTCTAACGTTCTCACTTATCTTAGATGTAACAGCTCTTTCTATATTAAAAAGGTTACTTCCTTTCTGTAAAACCAATTCCTTGTATGAGTATTTTCCAGTCTTCAGGTCTCCATATTCGTTTATAGGATAGTCTTCAAAATTCATTTTAGGAAAGCATACATTCCTTGTATCAGAAAACAAAGATAGTATTCCATCTAATTGGTATAAATTCTCCGCAAGAACTACTGACTTGAAACTTACTGTGGTTTTATCTTCACCCCCAAATGCATAAGGAGTGTTTTCCATATATTCATTATTTATAAAAACAGCAGGGGTGACCATGTCATATGGAGCGATCCCACTTTCTGGTATAGAGAATCTACTATTTGCTACAAACTTATTTTCGATTACTAAAGATTCTTCTGTCTCATTAGTATTATAAATATTAAACTCTTTAACGGAGAATGCTCCACTTAGATTCATTGAGTCTGATGCGGAATCTCCTGTTACAACAATTCCTCCGTTATTAAAGTCTATAAAATATCCATCGCTTTTATTGTTTTTCTCTATTATTCCGTTAGATCCAGATATTCCAGTTGGTACAAATGCTCCCCCTGCACCGCTTTCTGTTACCCATTGTTTGTATGGACTACTGTACCTAAAGAAACCATCGGGAAGCCTTTCGTCCTCAACATAATACAAAATTCCAGTTTTGTTTTCGAATGCTTCTCCATGCTCCACTAGGTGATGTTCAAACCACATCGAGAAACTGGTCGTAGCTTCATGCGCGAAATTAGGCTTCATGTTATAGCCCTTTTTGTTAAAGCTAAAGTTTTCGCATTGAAATTTCTTAAAATCTTTGACATATAAGAGACTCTCTTGTACCTGGATCTCTGGTTTTTAATTGCTCCACCTGTAGAATCTCCACCAAAAGCTGAATCTGATTTCTTTCCGCCTTTTAGCTGTATTGCAGGTCCAGACCTCGATCCTTTTAAATCTTTACCTCTTATGTATAAATAATAACCTAGTCCAGATAAGCCAGTTTCTATTCCGTCTATCCAGCTTCTTCCGCTTGCCCAAGGCAATGGTGTCATTGAGAATAACTCCTCTTTAGTCGGCTCTGTTGTTATGAATTCCCATTTACCTGCTCGATAAGAAGTCTTCCTTATAGATGTTGCCTCCAATCTTCTTCTCACTTCCGATAATGGACTATCCCCTTCTTGAAAACCTATAAATGTAAATAAATTTCCATAACCACTAAGAGTGCCGCTAATATTACTAGAGGATTCTCCCGCTTCTATTTCTCTTGTTATTAAATGATTTTCAAATTCATCTATCATTTGTCGCTTAATTGCTTCAAATTCTTTTATTACTATAGCTTCTACTTTGGCTCCTATCTCTCTTTGTAGTTGAGAATTTATAGATCTAATTACACTGCTAGATATCATCTTATTTTTCGGTAGGTAGTAAAAAGAAAGTATAATAGCTGGGTGAAAAAAGACCGTGAGGGCGGACATCGCTTTCTATAGAAAAAGTTCTTTCATCAAATAAAACCCTCTTTGTTTCCTTAATTATATTATATCCACTGGAGTCAACTTTTATTCTAACATATCCGTCGGGGAGTCTTAATTTTAATTGAGAATCTATCTCAGGGTCATTCAAGTAAGAATTAGCTTTATCTGTGTCATATGTTATTCTAGCATTGAACTGGCCAGAATTAATTGTTTTTTTAATTGATTTTTTTAACGACGCTCCTTGGCTATAAATAGAATTGAACGAAGGGCTTGTTTGTAGTACTACAGTTTTAGCTTCTTTTATGTAGTAGACTGGCCTAGAAAAGGTATCATGTATATCATTGAAAGCCTGCTGTAAAGCCTGTTTCTCGGAATCTGGTATCAAATTAGGCATGTCTTAAATATAAATTACACTTTTTATAGAAAAAAATATTTATTAAAATATAATATCTTAATTGTATCATGAGTGATAAAGACAAGGAAATACTTCAGGATAGATATGAAAAGCATGTTAAAGGTTTATTTAAAAGCTTCCTTCATCTACTTGAAGATTTGAACGAAGACCATAATATACATTTTACTAAATTAAAAATCTCTTTACCTGAAAAATATCACGCACTGATTGACCAAGCTAATTATTTTGATTTCAAGAAAATGCAATACTTAAGAAAAAGAGTATTAGATATGGGGAACGATTCCTTAAGGAATCAAAATGAAGATCTTGACAAATTCATAGTGCATTTTAAATTCAATAATTATTACGAGTAACATCTATCAATATGAAAGAAATATATAGCTTCAGTGTTGATGTCGAAAGAGACGTCACAGAATCAGTAACAAAGAAAAGAAAGAATAAAGAAACTGGCAAGATGGAAGAATACTCCGTTGAGGAAACCAAAAAGAAGCCAGTACCAGTTAAAATTATATTGAAAGAGCCAAATAGAAGAGATTTAGAAGAAGCTGACATTGAATATAGCATTGAGATGAGTAAATGCATTAAGAGGGGCATTCTTACAAAAGCAATGCTAGCTAAAAAATATAGTGACACAGGAGGCCTTCTAACAGAAGATGATGCCAAACTTCTAACTCGAAGGTATAGCGAACTTGGAGATCTCCAAAATAGATACAGCAGGCTTTCCTCCAAGCCAAAAAAGGATGATAAGGATGAAAAAAAGTTAAGTAACCTCTTAGGTGAAATGGCAGAAAAGAGGAGGGATATAGTAGACATGGAAACATCTTACTCTTCGCTTTTTAATCATACCGCAGACAGCAAAGCTCAAAATAAAGTTATATTGTGGTATTTAGTCCATTTGTCTTTTTATCAAGAAGACGAAGATCTTGATGCTAAGCCATTCTTTAACGGAGAAGAAGTTCAAGATAAAATAGAACAATATTATGATATTGATGAAAACGGCCATGAAATCTTTGACCTTGTTAAAGATAAACTTTTATCTGTATTAAGTTTTTGGTATTTCAGTGCTAACGCGTCAAAAGAAGATTTCGATAGTTTGAATGACGATATAGACTCTGGAAATGTATGAGAAAGACGATTACTTCTACAGAAAAATATTTAGAGATGTTTGCCTAGGGTATAGCAAATCTTATTACAAAAAAGAGGAAGTTTATGTAAAGCACCTCCATGCAAACGATTACATAGACATCAATGAAAAGCAAGACCTTTTCTTAAAGAAAGCTATAGGAAGAGGTCTGCAAACTGAGAAAAAATGCTTAGAGGAAGCTATAGAAAATGATATTTGGTCAGAAAAAGATGAGTCATTTATAGATGGTCAAGAAATTTTTATAGATAACTTATTAAAAACAAAATCTAATTTAAATTTAAAATCAGAAAGAGATGCTCATCAAAAAATAATCGATGAAGAGCAGGGAAAATTAAATAATAAATTGTCTGAGAGGCAATCTATACTTGGAAATACTGCAGAAAGTTATTCTTCCAAACAAATAAATGATTACTTTATCATAAATTGTTTTTACAAAGATAAAGATCTTAAAACTAAATATTTGTCTGATGATTTTTTTGCAAGCTTATCTTACAGTGAAATAAAAGAGCTAACAGAAATAAATAATTCTGTTGTAAAATCTGTCAGCGAGGAAAATATACAAAAAATAATTTTAGAGGAATTCTTTTTTCCATTTATGTATATGGCTGACGGCCCACATAGTTTTTTTGGTAAGTCTGCAATTGATTTAACTAATAACCAGTTATCTATACTAACTTACAGTAGAGTTTTTAAAAATATATTCGATAACAACCAAGATATCCCCGAAAAAATAAGAAAAGATCCAGCGGCATTATTAGATTTTTCAAGCAACTCTAAAAGTAGAGAGAAAATGAAAGAGCATTTAAATAAAGATGGAGCCTCTACTGTTTTTGGCGCAACCGCAGAAGATTACGAATACATGGGAGTCGAAAAAACTTCCATTAAATCTGGAAGCTCACTTTCTGAAGCTGCGAGAAAAAAAGGGGGTAGCCTTAACATGAAAGATCTTATGGATCTTTCTTAAGCAGGAGAGTCTTTTCCTGCTACCTGCCTTGGCCCGCCTTTTGATATATTATACTTGTATAATAATTTTTCTAATTCATTTGCTGATTCATTAGAAAGCTGGGTGTATTGCCTTGATGTGGTGATTTTTTCTGAAGGACTTGCTAGCATAGCCTTCCTCTTAATTACACTATCTCCTTCTCTTAGTTCTGTCCAATCTGATGTTACAACTTCTCCTGATCCTGATTGAGATGAAGGAATATAACTCACCCCTAATAAAGCTTTTCTTCCCAACTTCTTGTAGTAATCCCGTAAAAAGATATGCCTATATATACTTTGTTCTTGGCTTCCCATGCCAGGATTCACCCCACTATAATTAGTGTGGGTAAGAACATTTAGTTCGCCAATATTATTCTGCAACCAACCAGAAAGATAACTAGGGTTTACAAATTGACTATTTTCGTCGAAATCAAATTTGTATATTCCTGATGCTAAGTTGCCGATTTCATTGACCGAATGGTCAAAGCTATAGCTCATCTTTTATTTAATATTTCTAGTACGCTTTTTGCAACTTGTTCGTCTTTTACCAGCGGGGATTCTGTTGGGAAGTTGTACTTCCTAGACCCATCTTTAGTTCCAAATTTTACTGAAAATTCTTTTTTAATTTTTCTCTTAAGAGTGGTTTTGTTCCCAGAAGGAAATACACTAGCCTTTACCGCAAGTTCTTGCATTTGCCTGAGGTTCATTCCCTCCAGGCTTTCATCTAATTCTTCCTGAGAGTTTGTTCCGAAAGGATTTTTCGATGGCATTAAAATTTCTTCTATGTCTTTAGATAGAGCGTGTTTTTCGTCTTCAACTTTGCCGTCTGCAAATTCTATTTCCTTCTTTACTCTTTTCTTTGTGGTGGTTGTTTTTTTTCTAGGCATGATATTTAAATGGTTGGCATGTGTACAATATATCTACACAATATATTATACTTTTTCATCAAAAAAAATCCAAAAAAAAACGCGGTAACTCGAAAGCTACCGCGTTTTCTAAACTCAATTGAGTATTTTTAGATACCCAAACCGATGATTGCGCTATCGTTGATGATAGTACGACCTTCTTCAAGTTCGGTATAGTAACCGATCTTCTTTTGTCTGGTAACGTACTGATCGTCAGCATTAACAGTCAAGGAAGTTCCTGACTCAGCATCAACAGCAACTGCACGAAGCATAGACTCACGACTTCTGTCAAGAGCAAGAGCGAAATCATTTCTAGTATGACCGCCAATTAGCTTTTTAGCTACTTGTTGGTATTTTTGGTTTGGTCCTAGCTCGTAAATCTCCATGATGGAAATTCCAAAGAACTCAGTCATTCCAGCTTGTGAGAACAAGGTGTTTCTTGTAGCATCGCTAGCAGGAATAAAATCACCCGTGGTTGAAATTGGATTGTAAGCAAAAGATCTCAATTGTTGAACAACCTCTGGAGAAACAATAAGATCGGTAATTCCACGGCTACGCTCAGGAGTACCAGCATTCCATGCAGGATTGTTTCTTTTGGCCTTGGTAAGAAGGGCATTAAAGTCGTCCATATCAAGAGTGCCGCCAACCTCAGTGGTGGTATAGCACTTGTTCTCGTTGTCAGAGATGGTGCCCATGATCAAGCTTGCGGAAGCAGCTTCTTGTTGAAGCATAATTTCCTGAGCAAGTCTAGACATGCTCTTACTCACGACATCAAGTCTTGAACGTGATGCATAACGCTTATCAAAGTCAATAGCACTTTCCAACCTGTAAGTAGCGAGCTTTAACTCACTATGGGTGGGAGTAACATGACTGGAAGGAAGACCACCAGCAGTGTTAGAAGTGTAAACCTTGATATACTCGTCGTCAGTTACATCATGATAAAGATCCAAAGGGATACTTGGATTGTCATCAGCAGCGAATTGAAAAGCGGAAAACAGGTTACTTAAAGTGGGAGCATTATCTACTACCTCAGCCAATACAGGCCCGATAAAGGCAGCGAGAGCTTGTTGTGCTTCATAAGAAACAGCTCTGTCCTTGGAGGCCATAGCCTTGACTAGTTCGATTTGCTCGTCGGTTCTCTTTAGTGTAATATTCATTTTAAAACTTATATGTTAAATGTTAATATTTTAGCAATCTAGATTAATTACATAGTAGGTACCGCTCTGGAAGTCAGCGTTGACCCCTGGAGATCTGTTCGCTTGTCCTCCGCCTCTGTGACCAGTAGCTATCAATTTTCCGATCCTCTGAGTTCTGGCACCAGCAGCTTGAGCCGCCAAGAATGCGAATTTACCTTCTCCTCCGCAGATTACATTTGATCCAATTATTGCTTCTTCAGCTCCAATTGCGCCTACATGTGTGGCATTTTCATGCACAGTAATAATGCCCTTTCCTAAAACTGGAACGGTTTGACCAGAAAGAACAGCTTGAAGCTCGTCTTTCTTGATTGGATTGAAAAGCAAGCTTTCTCCATTCTCGTCAACTGCAAGAGTTTGATTAAGAGTAACACCAAGAGGATTAACTCCAGAAGCTGCAGGAGCAACTTTGAGAGGATTGGTAGGATAAGGATTGCGACCTACTGGAGAACTATAGTTGTTTGCGAATCTGCTGTCTTCGCCAAGTTCAATAACATCGTTCTCAGTCATGTTTCCGTTGGTTACGGAAACAAGAACTCCGTCTGCGTTAATATCATCGTCGCCTGGCTTCATGAGCTTGAGGTCTGAACTCAAGGTCTTAGCGTCCAGGGAGAAGAGATTGACTACGTCATTCTCGTCGTACTGTCTAAAAGGTAATAGTCTGTGTGCCATGGTTTATTAGTATTTAATTGTTATGGATTCTTTGGTGAAAGCTGATTTAAATTTATCGGCTAAAGATAGTTCTTTTTCTGTAGACTCTCCGTTGTTTGAGGAAATGTCCTCGCTTGATTCAACGTTTTCAAGAACTTCTTCTACTTGATCTTCTACAACTTCTTCTGCTGATTCGGTTGCTTCAGATGCTTCAGTAGTTGAAGATATTCTTTTTTCTACTTCTGCTAGAACTTTTTCATTAAAAGCTTTTTCTTGTTCTTCAAGAAAGGATTTGCTTTTGTGCTTGTAGATGACTTGCAACTTGTCATTATATGTTGCAAAAGCTTCATCTTCATTCGATAAATCTTTAATTTCAGAAGCTAAGATTTTCCTATCTTCATCAGATAACTCATAACTCTCATCGATAGAGCTCATTCTATCATTGAAAATTTGAAGTCTTTTTGCTTCTTCTTGCTCTGCTTGAATCTTCGAAAGTATTCCTTCAGATGCTGTTAATTTTTCCTCAAGTTCTTTAATCTTATTTTCAGATTCCAACTTAGCGGCTTCAGCTTCTTGTTTTTCATTTTCTAATTCAGCCTTTTCTTGTACGTAGACATCGCTCTTTTCTCTGATAGCATCAGATACTACTTTAACGATGTTAGCGACGGCTTCTTCAGAAAACTTATCAGAGCTAGATGCTAAGATTGTATCCTTGAGTTGATCGATTAGTTCTTTAGTTTCCATTTTTTGAACGGTTTTAATTAAATTCGGTTTGTCTGAAATTACATGCGTTTTTTCCGTATGTGAAGAATTTTTTTTAATATTTATTATTTTTTTTAAAAAATCATTAAAATTAATTTCTATTTTTTCTGGTTTTTCCTGAGCTTCCGAGTCTTGTATTACCTCTTCTTTTTTTTTATCTATATTCACTAAGCCCTTTACATTTGCTGCGGGATTGGTGGTAAATCCAATCCCTAAAGGGTATACATCGCCAGCTACTAGCCTATAAATTTCAGTACCATCATCCATTAATCCCTCTCCATCAAAAGCTTTTAAATATTTTTTTAATTCTTCTTTATGAACTTTATCAGTTATAATTTCAGCCTCTTTTAAATTTTTGCTCCCTACTGCTATTGCATAATCATTGAATCCTATTTCCCAGCTCGCTGAAATTGTATTATACATTCCATCTTCTGGATTCGATGATTTCTCTATAAGATCTGCGAAGTCTGAATTGACTGTTTTATAAACTAATGCAGATAGTGCTATATTGAAAGGTTCGTAAGAATCTTCTATATCTTCAGCTTTAATTATTTCATTTGTCCCAAATTTTGAATAACCAGAAGATATAATATGCCCTACTACTTTTTGCTTCTTGTGTTCTATATTAGTAGGCTTGTGAATAAAATATTTAGAAACCGCTTTGGCTGTTTCGGTATTTATTCCATCATGATTTTTATTGAACACATTTACGACCGCAGCATTAAATGCTACAGCTAGTAAATCTATATTACCTTCTAAATCTATATTATTAGGCATTAAAGATTTCAGAGACTCCAAGGAAGCTTTAGATATGTTATCCCCCTGATCCTTTGAAAAAGTAGAAGCCTGTATTTCGCTTGAAAAAAATGTTTTATATTTATACATAGTTATTTATTGAAGGAACTGGTACAAAGCATATTACACAAAAAAAAGTTAAACGTTATTTTTTACTGTGATAAAGTAACGATGCTGCATAAACCTCTAACTCTTTTTCTTCAGAAATGTCTAAAATATTTTTTAATACAGGTAAACTTTCTATCTTCGAATAATCTTTAATACAAGAGTTGGCGCATCTTTTCCATTGGTTCGACTCTTTCGCCAAAACTATACTTTTAGTTAACTCTTTGCACATTTCTAAATGATCATCGCTTAAATCTTTATTCATTTTTTTTGCAAAAGATTTTTTTATATGATCTTCCAGGTCTTGAGTTTTATATATAATTTCTTGTATATCTTTTCTTGAATATATTTCCTCTTCCGCCGCATTTACTGTTCTTGGTATACCTTTGGTTCCCCTAGGTCTTCCCACTGGTCTCCCTGATCCTTTTGGCGTTGGGGTTTTTGAAGAAGGACCAGGAGAGTTAGTTTCTTCGCTAGAGCTGGGTATAGTATCTACCTGGCCATCTCCATCTACATCAACCATAGGGAGCCCTCCAACTAATGGATTATACATTCCCTCTTTTCTTTTCTCTATATAATGAGTTTGAGCTTTTTCGATTTCAGATTCTTCTGGGTATATTCCTGTTTTAATAGCTTTAACTCCTTGTTCTGGAGTCAATATCCCCATTTCAATTAATCTAGTGACTACTCTCTGCAGCTGAACTTCATCTTTAATATCTATTTCTTCAAATTTTGCTGTTGGGAAAACTTTAAAACCCATTGCCTTGCAAACCATTTTAATTTGAGGCTGAAGAAAATTATGCATAAAAGACTGTCTAGCTTCTTTTAATCTTTCTAAGAAAATTTCAGCTTTAACTTGGGTGTTTTTGTATTTTTCATCTCCGACAATAACATTTTGCAAGCCTTGAGTTATATCTTCGTTTACTATCTTATATTTTTCTGGGCCAATTACTTTGCTTATGTCTGGTAATATAAATTCTGCTTTGGTTGTATAATCAGAAACTAAAACTCTACCAACACTTTCATTTTGAAAAAGAGACTGCATTGCATTTAAGTTATTAGGATTGATGCCTCCTTTATCGGGATCAGTACCCATGGTTATTAATAGAATTACATTTTCTATAGTCCTACTTATCGCTTGGTCAACCTTTTTAAGTTCCATCTTCCAGTTTATGTCATCTAGCACAGGAAAACCGAAAGGTATGGCAAATGGTTCGTAGTCTTGTTTTTTATAAAATGCATGTATTAATTTTGAAGAATCAAGATCCATAGAAACTCCATCTCCGCTCCAACCCCCTGTTTTTATCTTTTTTCTAACATCTTCGGGTAGTGAATCGAATATTTCTTTATCCTCTTCAGTCTTTGGGTTTTGAAGTTTTTCCAACTCGTATTCTGATAATATCTTTTTATACGCATTACCTCTAAATGATGTAGCTCTGTTCGCCACAATATCATAAGGGTTCAGTAATACATATCTTATTGGTATCTCTCCTTCTTTTAAATGATTTGATCCATAAATTTTATTTAGTTTAGCAAAGTCTTCTGCTGAAAATTTACCATCTAGTCTATACATGAAAACATTTCCACTCCTATAGTATTCCCTGAAAAATTGATCTTTTAGTGACCATAAGTTTATTTTCGAAAACCATTTTTCAACAAACTTTTTTGAAGCTTCATTTCCGCCTTCAACACATATATTGGAGTTAGCTAATTCGGCCATTATATCTATAGCATTCCTGAATATAGGAACATTTGCATATGCTTTTTGGCATAATTCTATAGCATCTCTTACATTAACCCCATCTGAGCTTGGAGTATAAGGTAGCGTCCCCTGTCTTATATTAGAAAACCTATTATTTTTTGAAGATGATGATATGAAATTTTTTCTTCTAGATGTAGATCCCGAACCACCACTAAACGCAGAAGCATTTGATATATAATAATTCTCTCCAGCAAGTACAGGTTTAATGTCCGAATTTTGAAGTAAGGACTCCACCCCATCTTTGTTAGAATTTGAGCCTACTGAAAACTTATTCCAGTAGGCAGACTTCTTTGTGTATTTTCTCTTACTCATCATATGTATAATACACGTTTTATAACAAAAGTCTAAAGTTAACTTTTAAAGTTACTTTTAACTTTTGTTTTTTAAAAAAAAGTCAACGGTCTTTTTTACTATATCATCTTTATTTGGGGATATATCACCTTCGACTTCCCTGAAGTTATGCCCAGCATTCTTGATTTTTAATAGCTCTACTTCTTTTCCTATTTTTTTATAATGATTTCTTATCATTTCTGAATGGGCAAATGATATAACGGCATCCTTTTCTCCGTGTACTAATAGTAGTTCTGGATCATCTTTGCTTATATGTCTTATAGGACTAATTTCTTTATAACGAATCTCTTTATCCTTGGGGTCTGAATTATTCATTATTCTTAGTTCAAATCTGTCTTTACTGCGGTTTCTGTCTAAAGATATATTTCCAAAGTCAACTGGGCTATACCAGCATGCACAAGCTTTTATTCTATATTTTACATCCTTGAAGTTTTTTGCTTCATCGAAATCAGGACATTTTATCATTGATATGAGTTTTGCTATTTGACCTCCCGCAGAGTCTCCAAATAAAAATATTTTGTTTTCGTCTATACCTATAACCTCTTTTTTTGAAACTAAAAATTTTACCGCATCTTGACAATCACTCACACAATCTCTTATGGCATATTTATCTCCCTTCCTGTATCCTACTGAGCAAATAGCGAAACCTTTACTTAACAAATTTCGAGAAACTCTTTTAAACAAGCCTATTTCTATTTTATTTTTATCGCCCTTGTCCCAGCCTCCGCCGTGGTAATATATTAATATCGGCTTCTTGTCGTCCAAATCACTTTCAGGATAATAGATATCCATTAAAACCTTAACCCCTGATTTTTCTATAAAAGGGTAGTCTTTGACTCTTTTTCCTGATCCATTCATTAGTAGAATATTATATTAACTAATGAATGTTTTTCTAATTAAACTCCTGAATCTTCAGCTTCTTTTTGGGCGGTGAGTAAATCGTTATAAGCCCCATTCCACTGAGGATTGTATAGTTGTACTCTTACATCTTCACCAAGATCAACCTGTGCATTTTCTACCCCACCTGATGACCAGGTATTTTCGCTTTTGAATCTCAAGTAAAGCTTAGTTTTTGTATATAAAGATTTATCTACATCAATGACAGCAATATAAGATCTTCTTCCTATGTCCTTTGCTATAGTTCCTGCTGTAAAACTGTCTGATACTACATTTTTTGCAAGATATGAGCTGTATGAAATTACATCGTCCGCCGAGTATTTAGATATTTTTTTTGCATCATTAATATCTACGTTTACTAAAAGTGATTCGTCTTTATTAAAATCCAACTCTTCATCTGTGTTATATAGAGCTAAATCATAAACAGAGGGGTAAGACCCAGCAAAAAGGCTATCTTTGTCATCCTGCACACTAGTAGGAGTAGTATAGTTATTAGAAAGTTGTGTATCAACAATAAATGCGTATTTTCCAGCTTCAGTAAAATTAGGGATTATATTATTTGAACTATTTCTAGCTCCACCCGAACCATAGGCTTCATATATTTTACTAATATTTGCTGGGTTATAACTATAACCCCCATTCGCATTCTTATTATCTCCACTCTGTTTTGGCATTATTCTATACCAATCTTTTATTTCTGAAATAAAATCTAATTCTCCTGGTAACACAATATCATTTGTCACTGTACTAAAACTCTCTAGTTTATTGTCGGGATTTCCATCTTTAATATTGTCCAGATGCTCTATAATAAGATTGAATAGTTGGCCTTCACCAATACCTTTCCAGTTTCCTATGTTAGATATTCCACCCCCAGAAAGAGTTGTATTTTTAAATATGTTTTCTATTTTAGTCGCTTCGCTTAAAACTAACCCTTCTAAACCTTCTATCGTTCCAGCTACAGTGGCATTCTCGAAAAAGCTTACTAATGACGCTGGATTTTCTATTTTGGGGAGTTTTATTCCTGCTTCAAACGTAGCCCCCTTAAACATGTTTGTTAAATCTGAACCATTTAAAACCCATGACTCTATATCTATATCAGTTCTAAATGTAGCGTTCTCAAACATACTTTTAAAACTTGCGTTAGGATTGAATTTACAAAGCTCAGCTAAAGCATTTATATCTCCCTGAGTAACCACTTCATCTTTGAAAAATTCATCAAAAGAATCTATGCCTTCTGTTGATTTAACTGATCCTAACTCCGACTTAAATGCTTCTAAGATAGGCCAAGTCGGCACAACTCCCGCTGATAAATTTAAACTAGAATCGTCGTCAAATGAGAATAAAGCATTATCTATACCGTATTTCATCCATGAATAAGGAATAGCATCATCAGACTCGTAAAATTGAGTAAAGCCTAATTTTCCAATTTGAATTTTTTTATCATTGTTACTTACTTCCCTGACGAGCCTCCCATAAAATCCATCAGATGGTATACTCAAATTTTTTAAGTATAAATCTCCATTAAATTTTATTCTCCCACACTGGTCTGTGCTTATATTCTGAAAATTCGGCCCATTGGTGTCATAAACTTCTGAAGCGAAATTATTTCTACCTCTAAGTGCATAATCTAAAGACTTGACGAGATAAGAGTATTCATAACTACCTCCAGACCATGTCCTAAGCTTAAGTCCGTTTGAAACTTGCTCAGTATAATCACTACTCGCTGTCCAATTATCAAAAGGGCCAGGAGCTTGAGATGTAAAGCTTGCATCAAAACCAGCAGACTTATAAGTGCCAGCATTATCTCTGTCTTCAATATGAGAAACGAATCCACCTATACATTTAAAGCCTTTAAAAATTGAATTTTTATTCCAGCTCGTGATATTTGATAATATAAAAGGATATATCCATTCGCAATCATTCCAGAAAGGAAATTCCCCTATAGAAGTTACTCTTGATGAAAAGCAACATGAATACTTATATAAATTTCGCGTATAAATTCCATTGTAACTTCCAGGTCCAATACTGCCCCAGTGTTGAAACTGTTCTTCATTGTGGAGTTCAAACCATGCCCCAAATCTTTCAACGTCTCCAGTTATTGTAATTGTATGTTGGCCAGAAGTTGAATATTTGTGGACTAAATTTTCATATCCACCATCTATAATTTGTTGAGTATTGTTTGCACCTGTTGCAGCATTTCTCCAAATTGTAAAAAAATTATTATGATTACTGCTTCCAGTCCACTCCCAATTTGCAGGTAAATTTGTTGAGTGACCATCTCCCCAATTTATTGTTACTCCTGCTGCTCCAACTCTCCAGATTGGTATTACTATGGTGTTTGAGTATTTATCACCCTCCCACTGGCCCGCTGTTCCATACTCAAATGGGTGTTCAACTGTAACGTTGTGTTTTCCTGGTTGCCATTGATGGGTGTCTTCGTATCCAGATGTGTTAATGGTTAACACCATTACTTTTTCATCGCCGCCTATATTGTTAGTATTGCTCGATGCTTGGGGAAACGTTCCTATTGTAGTTGCCATTTAATTAAATCTCTTGGTTTTTATTTATTCTTTAAAGATGTCACAGTTACTTGATCCACAACATAGTTCAAATCTTTTCCTACATAAGAAAGTACTAAAACTATACTTGCTCCTCGGTCCACCCAATCTTCAAGTGCGGCAGGTTCGGCCTTAGCTGCACCTTTTAATTTTTTATCAGAACCGAATTCCCATGGCACATATTCTTTATAGCATGTAGTGTTGGTTATATTGATGCTTGAAGAGCTTTGAAGTTTTCCTGTTCTAGCTCCATTTTTAAATCTTAATCTATAAAGGTTCGGAGATCTTAATCCATTATCAGCATCTGATTGTCCTCCATCTAATAAACTTTTTAATCTTGGCAGTATATTATCTAATCCTCCGCTTAAACTAGACTTTATACTGTTTCCAAAAATTTCTAATATGGGGACTGATCCATAAATCGCTGTTTTTCTACTCTCTGGAGAAAAGTAAATATCTTCTAAATTATTTATTTGGTCGTTATGTACTATAGCTAAGTCTAGCGATAATACTCCATAATCCAGCCCACTTCCTTTGATTATAGCAGGTATATTTGATTCAGAAATATTAAGATTTGTAATCTTAAACCATACAGGGTCTGAATAGTAGCCTTTTTCGTTATCATTCCACGATCTGCCTGCAGGAGTGTCAACAGTAACACTGTCATATTTAACAAATTGCTCTATTAGCGAAGACTGTGGAATCGGTTTAAGTTCTTCTTCGGCTTGGAAGGATTCTTTCATTGGGGGGTATGGCCTTGGCTCTCTTGGAACTAAACCAGCCTGAAAATATGATTTACCGCCGACTCTATGTTTGTATATGCCGCTTAACCCCTTTACATGTCTGGTGTCAACCCTGAAACCGCTCTCGCTATTTTCTGAGAATATAGAATCATTTACTATTCCATCCCATTCTGATATATTCATGAGTTTTGCAACTATATAAAAAGGAATCACAAGACCTTCTGTATATATTGTAACAGGATCTTGTTGGGTTCCGCCTATACTAGATTTGGTTGCGTAAACCAAGCAAACCGCTTTCCATGATCCGTTTATTTTTGAATATACAACAGACCCAGAATCTCCAGGCAGTATATTATCTGCACAATTCCAATCTCCTCTAGGTACAGTATCGACGAACAAGGTATCATCTGCATTCGGCCTATATCTATCTTTGTTTTGTTGTCTTACTAAGGCTACATTATCTCTGGCATTTATAGACACAAGCTTTCCACCTCCATCTATTTCCATTTCCTGGAACTTAAGGGGTCCAGATATTCTCCACCTGTAATCATCGGGTCCAGTTTTTGTTCCGTCTTTTGCTCCCGTTGCAGCTCCAGAAATGATCATGTCAGGCTCATTAGGAGTATTAAATTCATCTACTCCTCCGCCCACATCCTGGGTATACCCCGACCAATAGCTATCTCTTAGCCATTCACGAAATTCTACTTCACCACAAAATGTAGGAGGTCCACCGTCATTGAAATCAGCATTGTCCACTCCTACTAGTTTCCATGACTCAGCATCTACTGTACCTTTTTTTACCGCTATTAATGCAGCGTCAATTTGAAATTGATCTTCTTTTATATGTTGCTTCCAATATTTTCCCTGAAAGGTGTATGCGATTCCAGCAGGAAGATATCTTTTTACTATTCCTACAACATCATCTTCTGTAATTTTTGAATAAGATGTTTCGTAAACTGTTCCGTCATCTTTAGTAAAATCGCCTTGATATACTTTTTTTCCTAGTATACTGTAGTCCCTTCCTATTCCTTCTTGTTTTGATGTTAACAAAGGTATTACCCCTCCATTTACTACATGAGCATTGGTTAAGGCTACAAGTTTTCCATCTTCATTATCGATAGCGAAACACCCTAACGTTCCGATGCTTTTTTTGTCCGCACTTATTGCAGCTCCACTCTTTAAAGGTCTTATCTTTTTTTTGTTTTCTAGCGGGGAGGCTACTCCACAATCATTTTCGTGGATTACTGAACTTAATATACTTCCATCTGCAGTTTGCGTTCCGACTTTATACCAAGACTGCAATTTCTCTCCTTCGGCCTTATTAGTAGGAACAGATAATTCAGTTTCGTCACAAAGGATTACTCTTTCGCATGACTGATAGACATCATATCTTTGACCTTCTATTTCTAAATAGTTCGGCAAATCTTCAAGCATTTCCTTAACTCCTACTTTTACCGCTTCAACTAAATCTTTTGTCCCAGGTTTTACCATCGGACCAAAAGAGATTGATGTTATTTTAAAATTTTCAAGAAGTCTTTCCGCTTCTTCTAGTATTTTTTCTTTATCGCTCATGATTAGTATATTGCCATGAATACTGTATCTAATCCTTCTGGAATTGACACTTCATCTATTAATTGGTCTTCACAAATGTGATCGTATGTTACTTCTGATTTTTGATATAGGTTTACTTCTTCATATTCTGGCTCTATAACAATTTGATCGTCAGATTCATAATTTTTATATCTACAGCTTGAATATGTTGCAGGCCCTCCAAAGGACACGGCTTTGAGAACATTAAATTGATTTTCGCATTTATTGTTTACATGCCATTGTCTAATAAATCTTCTTTGATCAGTGTTGAATTCCCCTGTTTTTAGCAAGATGCCTCTGAAAAATTCGTCTATCTGTTCTACAACATTGTCTTGTGATGTATTTCTAAATGTTTTAACTATATTGTCTAAAGGTACAGCTCGATTGTTCTTGAAAACAGCTCTTGCCGATTTCACTGTTTTACTTATAACTTCAGCCCATAAGTTCGTTATTGTTGTATTTACTGATCCTTCGAACATACCATCTATATTTTCAATCTTATGTTCTATATTTGGGTTAGAAAACCATCTATTTACAGATACATCATTTTGAGTTCCTTTGAATGCATAACTTGCATCTACCACATTCTTTAAACTAAGTGCCGCTAAGTTTCCTATCGCTTTCACGCCTGAGTTTCTGAACATAGCTCGTATTGTAGTACAATTATCAAAAGTGCCAAAACCCATGGAAGATTTAAAATCACTAGAGCAATTATTAAACATTCTCTCTGTAGATGTTGGCTTTAAGTGTTTCCATGGTAAATCTGTATCCCAGTTTGAACTTCCTTCAAACATTCCTTCGCAATTTATATTTGCAAAATTTTTCCCATCTCCACTTCTTAGAAGCCATAGAGTTCTTATGTATGGATTTCCAGTACAACCAGCAAATGCATAAGAAGTATCTGTTACTTTTTGCATGTCAAAACTTATTGTTTGGTTGTAATCTGTATTTTGAACGAAATGCGATATATTTGTTATCCTAGATCCATCCATGTATCTTATATCAAATGCATTTTTTGAGTTCCTGATATATGATTTAATTGATATTGGTTTTGCATTAGTCAATCTTAATCTAAATCTAGTACCGTTATCGTTAGAATTTCTTAGTTTAAGGAAATCTACCCCCTCAAAACACGCTTCCATATCTTCTAGTTTGTAAACCACATTTGATGTAAAACATCTTCTCAATAAATTCGCATCAAACTTCTTGTGGTCTTTAAAAGTCCCAACCATAGAAACTACATTCCGCAAATCTCCAAATAGAAAATCAGACTCTAATTTTAGAGTCCCTATTACATTTAAATTTAAATTTTTATTCGAAATTTTTTGAAAAGACGACCCACCATCCGTTGAGCACCAAGAGTGCAATCTTAAATTAATAAAATCATTTTCGGTCTCTTGGTCTAAATATGAATCAGGATCTATGCACTCCATTAAATTAATATCACCTAAGTTAACATTGAAATTACCGCTATCGTTCGTCTTCCCGACGATGCTTCCCTGTGGCTGTTTTCCTCCAGGATCTCCTGGTAACGTGGACCCATCATTAGACCATATTGCAATGTTATCTGTTTGTTTTGCAAGTACAAATTTCCATTTTGCATCAACAATTCCTGAACCGCCTTTGTTTACGGTAACTGGCAATCTATAAGCTCTACCTGCATAAGAGTCTTCTAATGCATAATCTAAATTTTCAGCGGCAGAAAAGTCAAAGGCGATTTTCGCGTGGTTTTTACTCTTCCTGAATGCTCTTTTCCAGTTCGTAACTAAAGATGTGTCCCATGGTAAAAATCCATTGTACCCACAATTGTCAAAACATCCCTCCATGTCTATTATTTTGGCATCTCCTTGGGGTAACGTTCTTATTCTGTTTTTCTTTCCTAATCCTATTTTTTCACAATTTTTAAAAGTATTTATAAAAGCGACTTTTCCAGCCCCTCCATCGTAAAGTAAATTTGATTTAGGATTTGCTGAGGTTAATAATCTAATACCACAATTAATCTCTTTTAAGTTGATAAAATCTTCAAAATCTCCTTGTCCATGTACATATATTTCCCCTCTGTGAGCTCCGCCTATCCCATTTATTTCTTCTATTACCTCTGGCGTTCCTCTGCATGACATTCTATCTGATGACTTGGCAAAACATAGCTTCAAAGTTAATTGGTTATCATTGTTATTAAGAGAGTTTCCTTGATCATCCATACTGTTATCAAAGCCACCTCTGACTTCTATATCGTATTGACCTGCTGTTTCGTATTTATGTGTTATAGTTAAAGCGGTATCGCTTTGAGGGGCTGGGTTTTGAGGTCTGCCGCTACTATCGTAGTTTCTATCCCAAGATACATCCTTGTAATTGTAATTGTTTTTTAAATTGGTTATTTTTCCATCTCCCCAGGTTATCCTGAAGTTAAACTTTTTCGACGAACCAAAATATTCTGGCTTACCAAATGGGATTGATATATAATCAGTATTATCTACTGTTTTAATTATTATTCGTGAGTAAGGTGCTGTTTCTGCCATATATATAATAGATATACACAACTAAACGGGGTTTTGTTGTGTTTTTTTTAGCTACCAAACTTTTCTTGTACAATTTTTAATCTTAATGTATCGTTGTCAATATCTTTATATTTTTCATTTAATCCCGCATCTTTTCTGAATCTCAACATGCTACTTCTTGAGAAATGTAAAGTTTGGGGAATTGGTTTTTTAAACATATACGAATCGAAAGTTTGTTTTGCCGCCATTTGTCCGACATATTTAGTAGATAGATTAAAATTTAAATCAGAGCATAACTCTATTCCATATCTAGAATTTTTATTAGACAAATTATTAACTAATACATCTTGATCATGATAGATATCAGACCTTGTACCAGAAAGGTTTCTTATATTGCCTTTTAATCTGTTGAACCTAAGTTCGCTTATGGAAATCATAAACCTAGAAAATCTTTCAAAATCTTTAGACTTTCCCGAAACAAAACATGGGCAAAAATCTGAATAGAGATTGATTCCCTCTTTGAGTTTTATAGCTCCAGGTTTCAGTCCATTATTTACTAAATCGTAGTCGCAAGTAAAAATTTGCTCTTCAGATTCTAAGGCGGAATATGCTAGCCATCTCGTATAACAGTAAATTCCATATAGCTTAATTTTATTCCCCGTAAATAACACGTGGAAATTTCTCATTTTTTCGACCATTTCATCGTACATATGATGACTTTTTGCATGGTCATTGTTAATTACTACTGGTTCCCACCCATGAGCAATCCAATTATCTTTCCATGATTTTAGTAAGCCTTCCTGGGTCTGTTTATCATGAGAGTCCTCTACGGGCTCAAAAAAAGTATAAATTTTCATTTACAACTTAAAGTAGTTGTAGTCTTCTCTGTTAATAAATCTATGATCAAATACTATTTTAACTTTATTGTCATAAACCTCAGAGGAAGTCAGACCTTCCGCTTTTGTCCAGACATTCCATAGGTAATAACTCTGCCTAACAGCCTCGCTAGATATAAAAGGGGTGCATAATATTTTAGCATTTAACTCTTCAAAGGATATCCTTTCCTTCCATTCTTTTATTACATTATTGATTACTGGCTCTTCAGTGTACTGCTTGCTTTTCTTTACCCTATCTCTGATGTGCTCAAAAAAGGCCAACATTTTCTTTGTACATTTTATTTTCATTACACAGGGCGAATATCCGCTTCTTTTAGTATGCTTCGGCAAACACAAATCAACATCTTTAAAATTAAGAAGGTATTTATATAGATCTCTAACTTTAGTTGGGTTTACATATACAGCTGGATCAAGATACAAAATATTATTTCCTAGATTAGCTTCTATATCTTCGCACAGCTTTTTTACTTTGTATCCCCCATTTAGCTCGACCTTCTCTAGCTTCTTTTTCTTAAAATCGTCTAGCTCTCTCGATTCCAATATAAAACTGGAATTTTCAAAATTCCTTTCAGCCATTTGCTTAAACATTGAATATATTGGCGGATAATAATGTATTACTTTCATATTTTTTTTATTATAATCTTCTCTTTTAAGAAATCAATATTTTTTTTCTAAAATTTCTTGATATAAGTCTATATCCCACTTTGACCTATCGTTAAAAATATCGCGCTCTTCCATTGATAATTCTGCGAATTTAACTTTTTTTGTTTTATACTTACTCCTGTTGTCGTTTATGTTTCTAGTATCTAGGTCGGAAAGGTTTTCTTCAAAACAATATGTAAGAATCTGTTGAAGTAAGCTTTGTGATTCTTTAATATCTCTAATTATAAATTTATGTTTATCAAAAAAGGCAAGAGCTTGATCTTTCCATTTTTTATTAAGAGGTATGTTATTTGGAGCTCCAGTTACAGCTCGTATAGTCCAACTATCTTCAAGCATGTTTGATTTTATATAATCTGGAAATG